CTAGTTCCCACCCGTCAGCACCGGCAGGCGTCGCTTGCCGCTGGGGCCCACGGCAAACGTCAACAGGCGAGGCAGATCGGGCAGCGTGGAGAGTTTTGCGAGCGCCCTGGCCTCGATGAGCCGGACGGCCTCATGCGACAGGTTCAGCGCGGCGGCGGTCTCTTCGATCGTCGCCGAACCCTGGTCGGCAAGGTCGAGCGAGCAGGACTCTCGCAGCTGAGTCGGCGTCAGATCGGGGAAATTGAACGTCAAGCCCCCGTCCTTGGTCACCTCGCTGTACAAGTGGTGTCGGCACGACACGAAGGGGCATGGGCGCTGCGCACCGCACTCGCCGCGGGTGCGTGGTCGTTCGGACGGGCTATCGACTGGCGGCGATGGCAGGACGCGCAGTCCGAACCGCGCCAAAGCAGTACGCGAGGTCTGCGAGAGCATCAGCGTCCGCTTGCCGACGATGCGCTTGCGGCGCCGCGATCTTCGTGGGGGAACATCGGACCAAGGCGGAAGCGCGACGGCTGCGGTCATCGGATCTCAGCGGGGAAACCCCGTCCTTTAGGGCGGGGAGGAACCGCTCCCCTCGGTGTTGGTGGATTCCAGCAGTGCGACAAGAAGCAGGAAAGTGGAGGAGTCCTCAAAAGCTCAACCACAAAGCTCCGCCCTTTAGGACGGGGTTGTTTACCGGATCTCCGGCGCGGAAACCCCCGTCCTTCAGGGCGGGGAGGAAGCGCCGTCTCCGCGTTGCGCCTCCACATAGCGTTTGACAACTTCGAGCGGAGCACCTCCGCAGGACACCGCGCAGTAGCTTGGACTCCAAAAGTGATGACCCCAGAGCCTCGAGATCACCTCGGGGAAGTTGTGCTTGCGCAGTCGATGCGCCGACGCTCCCTTGAGGTGGTTGACCAGTGTGGAGAGCGCGACCTTCGGCGGGAAGCCGACGAGCAAGTGAGCGTGGTCGTGCTCCCACCCCACCTCTCGTAGCTCGCAGCTGAACTGCGCGCACGTGGCCTCCCACGAGCCCTTGAGCACCTCGAAGACCCGTTCGGTGATAGCCTTGCGCCGGTACTTGGTGCCGGTACTTGGTGACGAAGACCAAGTGAACCGTCAACGCGTACACCACGTGCCTTCCCGTCCGAAAGTCGCTTGCGTGAGGCATGAGACCAAGTATGCTTTGCCAGGTGAGGACGAGCGCTCCGCTTTCTCTGGAACATCGCGCTCGAACAGCGGAAGCTCGGACTTGCTCGACCGCGAGACGAACGCCGATACCCATCGGCCTTCGACCAGATCAACGAGTTGACCGAGCTTCGAGCTGCACTGCCGTGGCTGGCCGACGTACCCCGCAATGTCTGCTCGCAGCTCTTGGTCGAGCTGGACCGAGCTTGGCAACGCTGCTTCGCCAAGCTGGCCCGCGCCCCTCGGTGGAAGCGACGCGGACGAGACGCTCTCGGCTTCTGCGAGCCGCACCCGAAGGTCTGGCGCGTCCACGGTACAGACATCCGCTTCCCCAAGCTCGGAACGCTCCGCACCGTGATGCACCGCCCGCTCGAGGGGAAGCCGAAGACATGCACCCTGAAGCGAGACGGAGACCAGTGGTTTGTCAGCATCGTTTGCGAGCTTGACGTTGCTGACCCCACCCCGCGCATGGGCCCTGTTGTCGCGATCGATCGCGGGATCGCCAACTTCGGCGCGACATCGGACGGCAACATGATCGCCAACCCACGCCACCTCGAACGAGCGCTGAAGCGCCTCGCTCGCGCACAGAGAACCGTCAGCCGACGAAAGAAAGGATCGAAGAACAGAGAGAAGGCCAAGATTCGCGTCGCCCGCATCCACCGAAAGGTGAAGCGGCAACGTGATCACTTCCTGCACGTCCAGTCTGCACGACTCGCCAAGAGCCACGGCGTCGTTGTGCTGGAACGGCTGAACGTAGCAGGGATGAAACGCAGCAACCTCGGACGCAGTATTTCGTCGGCGAGCTGGTCTCGCTTCGCCGAGTTGCTGCGATACAAGCTGGCGTGGTCCGGGGGCTCGCTCGTCGAGGTAGGCGCCGCATACAGCTCGCAGACGTGCAGCGAGTGCGGCGCCGTGGACGCGAAGTCCCGTCGCTCGCAGTCGTCGTTCGCCTGTACTTCGTGTGGGCTCTTGGACCATGCGGACCTCAATGCTGCAAAGGTTTTGCTCGCTCGTGCGAATCGCTCGAGCGCTATGCCTGTGGACGGGAGCGCCTGTAAGGGGCCCGGACGAAGCAGGAAACGGGTTGCGCTACGTGTTCCACGTCGCTCTCCTGAAAGCTCCGCCCTTTAGGGCGGGGTTGATTACCGATGGCGAGTGCGAGTCCCAGGCAGGTGTACGAGCGCGAGAGGGCGCGCCTGCCATCGCGCATCCTCGCGGCGCGGGCGCGGAATCGAGCGTGGGCAGAGGAGCACCGCTCCTGCCAGGAGCGCAACCACTGGCTAGCGGGGGCTGCCCCTTACTCGGATCATCTGCCCGGCGGCATCACCACCATCCAGTTCGAGCCTCGTCCGCGATGGCCGATGCACCTGCGCAACGCCCGTGGACTGCATGGTGCGATCACGATGCTGCGTGACCGTCCGCACGGGCGCTGGCCGGCATGGTCGCTCTTTCCGTGCGCCGACGGCTGGGCCATCTACTGGTCCGAGAACGCCGACGCCGAGCGCTTTGCAAATGCCCATCTCAACGGCGCGCTCTGGGATGCGCCGACGCTCTTTCGGTTCGGAGACCTGTTTCGTATGCGCGCGCCGACCGACCGCAAGCGCGGCCGCCGCTTCGTGCGGATCGACGCGATCACGCCCATCGTGACGCGGAGCGTGGGCGGTACGGCGGTCTGCACGTGTCCGACGGAAGACACGATCCGGGGCGCGTTGACGGGCGAACTGCTCTACCGGCTCAGCCCCATGCATCGAGGGGATGCCCCAGGGCAGGACGCTTGGACGCAGTGGACCAAGCCCCGCGTGATGCTCCGTATGGTCGAGCGAGTCACCGAACCTGCGCACACGGACTGTGGTGGCAAGCTGGGTCGCGTGTCGGGCTGGCAGGGGTCGGTCACGCTCGAGACCAATGCGACGGCGCGCTGGCTTCTTCAGGCGTGCGAACGCGGGATCGGCCTCGGCGGTCGCACGGCGTTCGGCTTCGGGCGCATTCGGGTGACGTCGTGCGAATGACGCCGACGTACCGCCTGCATACGCTGGCGGGCTCGCCGCGCGTGGCCGACTGCGCCGTTCAGCCGTCCTTTCGCTGCTGGGTGTGCGCTGGCCTCGCGTGTCGAGGGATGCTCCAGACGCGTTGGCAGGGCGCCTCGTTCACAGGTCAGAACCGCGTGCGCTGTCCCGAATCGACGTTCGTGTGTGAGGCGTGCGTGTGGGCGATGGCCGGCAAGCCGCCCGACACGCTGAGGATGTACTCCCACTTCGTCGATGGCCGTGGTTGGCGGAAGTGGAACAAGGGCGACAAGGCCGCGATGCGCGACTGGCTCCGTGCACCCAAGCGCGGCGAGTGGTTTGCGGCGATCGCGGACAGCGGGCAGAAGCATGTGCTTCCGTGGGCGCCGATCAACAGCGAGGCCGCGACAGCCCCGCGCGTCCACTTCGAGGACCGGATCGTGACGCTGTCCTCCGACTGGTCGCTGCTCGACGAGCTCGCCGAGCTGCTCACGCTCGGCGCGACGAAAGAGGAGATCGGACGCGGCGAGTATGGCCCGCGCGCGTGGCTGCTCTGCGGTGAGGGACTACGGGCGTTCGAAGCGCGTTGGGCCTACGAGCGTGGAGGCGGACGGTTTGACCTGATGGTGTGGCTCGCGCAACGCGACGAGACGCGCGTCCAAGCGCGCATGGAGGACGAACGGCATGCTCGACGACAAGCAAAAGGAGCGGCTGCGAAACAAGACGGTCGAGGTGATTCTCGTCGTGCGCGCCGCGTACCTGCGCACGCCTAACGCGAACGTGCTCAAGCACTGGGACCAACTGCAGTCCCGGATCCGCGCGGCCGCGCGCACGACGTCGTCACCTGAAGAGTGGGTCACGTGCCTGTCCCGAACGTTGCAGTTGAGCGCCCCAAACGTGGAATGCTCGTCTGCCACGTGCGCCCTGGCGGACGACGTGCACGAGCTCGGCGCGGCATCGGAGTGGCTCCAGCTCGTCGAAGACGAGTACGGCTACCTGCTCGCTCTTACGCGGTCGGTGGCGGAGAAGCGCAAGACAGATCGGCAGGAGGACGCCCATGTTTGAAGTGATCGCCTACGAGATCCTGGTCGAAGCCGTGACGCCCATCGCCCACGCGAGCGAATCGCTGGGCAATCACTCGATCGTCATGCGTCGCAAGACCCGATTGCCGGGCGGCGGTTGGGCAAACGTGCCGATCATCACGGGCGATACGATGCGCCACGGACTGCGCGAGGCGGCGGCGTACGCCTTTCTCGACGCAGCGGGCATGCTCGACAAGGCCGACCTCAGCGAAGCCGCGCTGCGCCTGCTCTTCACGGGGGGCATGGTGACCGGGCGTGGCGACGCCGCGAACATCAAGATGGACGACTACCGCGACATGGTGGACCTCGTGCCGCCGCTCGCCCTGCTCGGCGGGTGCGCCAGCAATCGTGTCGTGCCCGGTCGCCTCGTGAGCGAGGACGCCGTCCTTGTCTGCGAGGAAGCCAAGGCCCTCGTGCCTGCGTGGACCGTGGAGCGCGCCGGCGTCCTGTCCGGTGCCAGGGCGCACCTGGAGATCGCGCAGCGCGTACGGATGGATGCGACGCTGGATCCCGGCAAGCGCAAGCTGCTCGCGACGGGCGCGACCGCGAAGCTGGAGGCGAAGACGCGGCGAAGCGAAGCGGCTGCCGAAGCCGACGACGCCATCGCGCGCGAGGAAAGCAAGAGCACGATGCTCCCGCGAACGTTCGAGGCGGTCGCTTCCGGATCGCTCTTCTCGTGGCGCGTGCAGGCCACGTGCATGAGCGAGCTCGACCGCGACACCTTCCACGCGATGATCGGCGCGTTTCTCTCGAACGCCCGTGTCGGCGGAAAGCGCGGCGTCGGATGCGGCTTGCTTCGCGCCGTCGCCGCGAACGCCATCACGGTGCACCGTCCTGCGGAAGCCATGCGCCCGGTGGATCCGTCGGCGCTGGGGCCTCGTGTCGGCGAGGTGTTCCGCACGCACGTCCGGCAGCGCGCCGACAGGGCCCGCGCGTTTCTGGCCGAGGTCAACGCGTGATCGGATCGCCGACGGACCGTGTCGATCCGATGCGGGTGCGCGCCATCGTCCGTGCGGCCGTGACCGGACCGCCGCCGATCGACTCGCTCCTTGCGTCGGTCGAGGCGCAGCGCGCAGGGCTCGTCGCGGGGTTCGGACCGCTGCAGCCGGTCGAGATCCCGATCGCGCGTGAATCGGCCGGTCGCTTCCATCTCTGCTCGGCGGCGCTAGCCGAGTACGACGCGCACGAACTGCGATGGGTGAACCGCAAGTTCCCGCTCGCGGAAGCGCAGATCATGGCCGGCCCGCGCCTGAAGCGCGTGAACATCTCGGCGGGCGCGTGCAAAAGCTACCGCCTCCCGCACGAGGCGGCGTGGCCGAAGGACGACACGATCACGTGGTTCGCGGCGGGCGATCGCGATCGCGTGCGAGAACTGCTCGGCTACGTCACGCACCTGGGTAGGCGCAGGGCCGTGGGCCGCGGGGCCGTGCGCGAATGGATCGTCGAGCCGTGGGAGACGTGGGAGGGCTTCCCGGTCGTGCTCGATGGCAAGCCGCTGCGGCCGCTGCCCCTCGATTGGCCCGGGCTCGTGGAGCCGGCCGAGGGATACGGTACGCTCACGTTCCCGTATTGGGACCACGTCCGAGAGGATCGTTGCGCGATGCCCGATCGTGCTGCTGGCTAGCCCACGATACACCGCCGAGGACGCGGCGCGGTGGGCTGCGCTCGAGCGCCAGGACGCGGTCTACGCAGGTACGGCCCGATTTGCGCGCCACGTGGCGCGGGCTGAGCGGTGGCTATCCGGCTTTGTGCGTGAGCGCGAAGCGCGGTGTTACGCGGGGGTCAGCTGGGGAAAGGATTCGACGGTCATCGCGGACATGGTGTGCCGGTTAGCCCCAACGGTATCGCTCGTATGGGTGCGCGTTGAGCCGATCGCCAACCCCGATTGCGTGCTTGTGCGCGACGCGTTCTTCGCGATCCATTCGTCCGCCAGGTACGAGGAGATCGTGGTTCGGTGCGAACGTGATCCGCAAGGGCTTCGCGTGACGGAGACGTTGGGAGATCTTCCGCACGCGTTCCGGGTGACAGGAACGCTCGAGCGTGGATTTGCGGAGGCAGCGCATCGCTTCGGGTCGCGGCACATCTCGGGCGTGCGAGCTGAGGAGAGCGGCGCGCGCCGCAGGCGTATGGAAGCTTTCGGCGCGGCTACGGACTCGACGTGCGCGCCGATTGGATGGTGGCGCGCAGAGGATGTCTGGGCGTACCTCTATGCGCGTCACCTGCCGGTGCACCCTGCCTATGCCTGTATGGGTGTCGCGTGGTCACGCGATCGGATCCGCGTCGCTTCGATGGGAGGTCGCCGCGGGCGCGGGCATGGCCGGCAGGAATGGGAGCGGAGGTACTATCCAGAGGCGCGAAGGCTGTGAGCGGCTCGTCGCGACCTGCTCACCGAGGTCGACCGGTGCGAGTCGCGGACGCGGCTGCTGAAGCGCTACCTGGACCAGCTGGGAGAGGACTGAGCCGGGCGACGGCGGCAAAGGACGCGGCGAAGTAGTTCGGGGAGGTCCAACGTGCGGGGTGGCGCCCCTGGGCGATGGGTGAGTCGCGCGACCGCGCTCACGCCACCGCTTCCTCTTCTGCATTGGGCGGCAAAAGCGGCAATCGTCGCTTGGTGCCGCCACGATGGCGACAGCAATGGGGCTACTGATACTGGATGCGCAGGCCCCTCCGGTGATCGATCTGGGCGCGTTCGAAGCGCCTCTGGCTTTCCTGGTCGTGTTCCCGTTCCGCCTCCTCCATCTGCTCGAGGGGGACGCCGCGTAGGTCCACTACCCGATTGCCCGTCCAGCGATCGCGGATGCTGGCGAGCAGTCGCTCGCGACGGATTTCGCCGAGTTCGTCGTCATGCACCGGACTGCCGTCCGAGAGGCCGTTGGCCATCGCGGGCAACTCGGTGCCGCACGCTGCGCACGATTGGGGGGCGGACCGCATGACGCCGATCGTCTTCACCTCGCGCCGTCGAGCGCACAAATGGCACACCAGCGTCCAGGTCACGTGCTGTCCTTTGGTGGAATCGACCAGGTGCACTCGTAGCGGTTGCGACCGCTCAACGGGACGCGCGCCGGCCCCGGGCGTTCGCGGTAGTTGATCGAGCGAAGCCCCTTGAACTCGATACCGTTGATCGTAATGCGCACGGCACGCCACCTGGCGGCAAGGACAACAATTTGGCGAATGACTGCGCGCCGGCGGCGCCGCAATCGCGTGCCGATACACCGAGCACGGTACGTCACGCGTCCCCCGTCGGCACGTACCAGGCGGGCAGGCCCTCGGCGTCGACGAACCAGGCAACCGATCCGCCGCCGATCACGACGACGTGCAGGTCCGGTAGGCCTGGCCCGCGCACGATGCCGCTATCGGGATCAAGCTGCACCCAGGTCACGCGGGTTGGCTCGCGACGGCGTCGGTCAGCCTTGCGGACAGGTCGCTCCACCGCGGACCTACGCATGCGCGCACGACCGACGCGCCGAGGTCTCCGACGGTGATGTAGCCCTTGTGGTCATGATCGAGCCCAGGGTTCCAGTGGTAGAACTCCGCGCGACGAGGCGACGCCGGTCGCGGATCGACGAGAACGAACGACGGATCGCCGCCGTGCGCGATGTCGGCGGGCAAGAAGTTCACGAGGTAGACGGCGTCCTGCGAGACGAGCTGGCCCTTGTGCGGAGCGAAGTGGCGCTCGACGATCGGCAACTGCGTCTCGACCGATGCGGCGAGGTAGGCCGGAACGCCTTGCGTCCAGCCGCACGCCTGCAGATTGCTCGGGTTGCCCTGGCAGAGCAGTTGGTTCAGGCCGACGGCCACCGGGTTGCCGGCGGGCGAGCGGCAGCACGCCGACGTCTTGCAGCCCGACTCCGAGTACATGACGCCGAGCAGCCACGCCGGATTCGTGTCGAGCCGCGAGGCCATCGCTACCAGCGCGGCGAAGGCCGCATCGCTCCAATCGGTGGTGACAACTCCCCTACCTGCCGCAAGCGGCGAGGTAGGGGCTTCTCGGATCTTCGAGCTGGACATTCAGCCCTCCCCGAAGGCGCTGCCCGCGCCTTTGCACATTGACGGCAGCGTTGATGTCGCGATACCGGTAGACGCGGACCATGGCCGTACTATGCTTGGTTCGTGGCCCATACGCAAGCTCTCCACCGCAACGCAAACGCCGTTTACCGACTCGTCTACCACTTGGTTCTCGTTACCAAGTACCGCAAGAATGTGCTCACCGGAGCCATGCTCGACCGGGCCTCGACCATCCTCGGCACTCTCTGCGAAGCGTGGGAGGGGTGCCTGCTCGAATGCTCCGGAGAGGTCGACCACATCCATGCCCTCATCGACCTGCCGCCGAAGGTGCGGCCGACGGACATCATCAACAACCTCAAGACCGTTACGAGCCGCCGGCTGCGCGCCGAGTTCCCCGTTCTTCGCTCGGCCTACCGAGGCAAGCCTGTCCTCTGGTCGCCGAGCTACTGCATCATCTCGGCGGGAGGTGCGCCTATCGAGATCCTCAGGCAGTACGTGGAGAACCAGAAGAGACCGGACTAAGGCCGCCCCCGCTCGCTCCACCCGAGTGGACCCCCGCCTGCGGAGCGAGGCGGGGGCTTGCCGTTTTGCGGTCATGCCCTGGGTGAGGGTCAGCGGCGGGTAGAGCAGGTTCCACGTCATTCGGTCCTCCGGGCGAGCAGCATGCGGGCGCGATCCGAGGCGCGTGCCACGAGCGCGAGTTCGTCGACGATCCGATCGTCCTTGGCGCTCGTTGGCAGCGCGCGGGCAACCGCCGTGACCGCGTCGAGTGCCGTGACGATCCCTCCGCCCTCGGCCACGAGCTCGGAAGGGTCAAGTTCGATCACGGGCGGCAGGCAGGGCAGCGTGTCGTCGGACAACGGGTTCACTTTCCCGCGGGTCGCTTGTCGAGCCCCTTCTCGACGAGAAGCGCCTGCAGATCGTCCATGTGCAGGCAGTCCACGAGACAGGCGCCGGCGCTCGCGATTGGAGCAACGTTCCCGTTGCAGTAATCGTTTCCGGCCACCGCGTCGTACAGAACCCCGACACCGACGATCCTGCCGTCGTGTCCGATCTGAATGACCTTGTCGCCGTTCTTCGCTTCGCGTCCGTTTCGGTAGTGCATTGGTGTTCTCGGTTCCTTTCGTGATTGCCGCGGGCTATCGCCGCGGCTCGTGGTAGCGAGGCGTGAGGCCGTGGCGCCAGGCGTGGGCCAGATCCACGGCGACGGCGAGCGGCCAGAGAAGCAGCCGGGCGATCCGTCTCACCTGGCCGCCTCCGGCTCGAGGTGAAGCGCCGTCCTTCCCTCTCGCGCGCGAGGCGGCCGACCGGGACCGCGCTTCTTGCCGTAGCCACCGTTCACAACCACGAGCGGCGCGTGCAGCCGCCCATCCTCGCCCCGCCAGAACCGGCGATCGGGCACGCGCGATGTCCAGTGGGGCGCGGTGCCCGCGAGGGTCGACGGGACGATCGGGTCGTCTGGATTGTGCGCCGTCACGCCGCCTCCCGCGGGCCGCCGGCCTTGGCGACCTGGCCGCCGATCCATTCGTACGTACGCCGCAGCCCTTCGTGCAGCGAGATCTTCGGCTCCCACCCGAGCGCGCGCATCCGGGCATGGCTGAAGTTGCGCCCCTGCACGCCCACGGGCTTGGTCGGGTCGTAGGCGATCGAGAGCTTCTTGCCCGAGATCCGGATCATGTCCTCGGCGAGCTCGCGCACGGTCACGATCTCCTCGGTGCCGATGTTCGTCGGCCGGGCCTCGTCCGACTCGGTCAACGCCCGGATTCCGTCGACCAGATCGTCGACGTAGATGAACGACCGCGTCGCCGATCCGTCGCCCCACACCTCGACCGATCCGCCTTCGGGTGCCTCGGCCACCTTGCGGGCCAGCGCGGCGGGCGCCTTCTCGCGACCGCCCGTCCACGATCCGTGCGGACCGAAACAGTTCTCGAAGCGTGCGATCCGCACCCGCATCGCCGGGTGCCGGCGTGCGAACGCCTGCGCCACGCGCTCCGAGTAGAGCTTCTCCCATCCGTATTCGTTGTCGGGGCCGGCCGGGTAGGCATCCGCTTCGGTGAGCGACGGAGCTCCTGGCCCGAGCGGCGAGACGTCGCGGTAGACGCACACGCTCGACGAAAAGAGGTAGCGCTTGACGCCCGCGCTCGCCGCGGCAGACGAGCAATTCATGTTGATCCGCGCGTTGTTCGTCAGGCACTCGATCTCGCTCGACGAGATGAAGCCCATGCCGCCCATGTCGGCGGCGAGCTGGTAGACGGCGTCGTACGGATGCTCGAGCACGCGTGCAGCCTCCCTAGGCTCCCGCAGATCGCAGTCACCGAACGACACGTCCGCGCCCGATTGCCACCAGTCCTGCACCCGGCGCAGATCGGCACCGACCACGAAGAAACCCTCGCGCTTCAGCCGCTTGACGAGGTGGCCGCCGATGAAGCCGCCGGCGCCGAGAACGAGTGCGGTCTTGCTCATGTCGTCCTCTCGAAAGCTCCGCCCTTTAGGGCGGGGTTGATTACCGCTTCTTCTCCGAAGGCAGCGGCACATTGCGAAACCGCGACCCCGTGCCGGGATTGTTGTCCTTGCCGCCAGGCACGCAGCGGCCGACGTGGACCTGGACGAAGTACTGCCGCTCGCCCGCCGCGGGATGCGACGCCTCGGGCTGCAGCGGGTAGCCGTACTTGTGGACGAGGTTCGTCAGGATGGCTTGGTCGGTCCGGTGCTCGACGAAGCTCGCATCCGTCGGCGCGTACCGCGTGCCTCTGCCGGGCAAGCGCGTGTTGGCGTACGGGTTGAGCAGGTACGCCTGCCACTCAAGGACAAGCTGTTCCGCCCTGTAGTCGCCCTTCTTGATGAAGAGGAACCGCGCGCATCCGGCCTCGGCCTCGCGGTACCTCGGTTCGTCCTGGCCCATCACGGCGAAGCAGTCGCCGGTGCACCATCGCTGGTGTCCGCCGTGGCCGATGACGTTGAAGAAAACCGCGCCCTCACGATCCGCCTGCTCGTAGAGCGGCGCGAGCGGCCGTATGGGGTAGGTATCGCCATCCACGTAAGCGACGATGTCCCCGGGCGCGGCGTGGTCGAGCGTGTCGCGGAGCAGGAGGGCTTTCCATGCGTGCCAGCCGAATCCGATCATGCCCGGCAGGTCGAACAGCCAGCGGTTCACCTCGTAGAACGGGTGTGCCTTGATCCAGACGTCGTCGTAGATCCGCAGTTCGTCGACGCCGAACCGCGGCGCGTCGGCGATGGTGCGCTCGACGATGCCCTCGTAATCTGCGCCGCCCAGGAGGCACATCCAGCGCTTCAAGGCAGCGCCTCTACCGCGAAGAGGTAGCCCCATCGCGCGTCGATGAGGATCGACCGGTACCGAACGGGCGACAGCAAGCGAGCCGCGAGGTGCCAGACATCGAGCGAACTTGCTCGGATGTCCTCGATCACGATCCACCCGCGCGGTGCGAGCTTCGTTAGTCCCCACGCCAGCGTGGCGAGGTTCGTGTGTGTGCAGTGCAGGCCGTCGTCGATCAGCAGATCCAGCGGCGGAACGTCGATCGTCTCGAAGGTCGCCGGACTCGTTTGGTCGACGTAGAACGTCTTGATGCGGTCTTCTTCGAAGAGGATCCGACGGTCAATGTCGGCGCCGAAGACCTGGGCGCGTGGAAGAAACGACCGCCACGCTCGCAGCGAAGCGCCGACCTTCGCATCCGACCCCATGGCGCCGACCACGTCCGTGTTGTTCGAGCCGAGACCGACCTCGAATACGTGAAGCGGCTCGTCGCAGCGAGGGCCGAGGATGTGAGCGTAGAGCCGATGGTAGTCGTGGTTGGTCGACTTGTCGCTACCGCAAGCCGCAAGGACCTCGCCTAGCAGACCGGAGGCCGGATGGTCGAAGTCGGCGATGCTCTGGACGGGCGTGGCGCGCTCGGTCCGGACGGCGCACGCCACGTCGAGCAGCCGCGGGATGGTGTCTCGCGCTGCGTCCAACGTGAGCGTCGCCATCGTCTCGTCGGGGTGCACGCCCGAGTTCGTGATGAAGGCCTGCAGTTCGCGATCGATCCGGGCATACGAGATCACGCGGCCTCCTTCGCCAGCGTCTCGGCCGCCCGGTCGGGCCGGTTGCGGTACCACTCGCCGTCGGCGCTCGGCATGTGCTCGCGGAGCACGAAGCCTCCCGGCGGTTCGCCTTTCCAGCGGATCATGCGGATCGCCTCGGTGAACGAAGACATCCAGCTGCCCTGGAAGGCCGCACCGGCGGCGCACGTGAACATGTCGACGGCGGCGTCAAACAGCGTCCCCGGTCGGACCTCGTAGCCGCTGACGGCCTCGGGGATGCGCTGCGTGTGCAGCGTGCCGGGCGCGAGACGCTGCCGGAAGAACTCGATCGTCGCGGCGCTGTCGGTGGCGAGGTACAGCGCGTACGGCCGCTCGGCGTAGCGCCTGCCCCACCACGCAAGCAACTCTTCGTCGGAGGTGAAGTGTCCGAACGTCGGCGCGTGGTTCACGTGATCGCAGCGCCGTGCGTGGATCGCCACGTACGGCCCGCCGATCTGTGCTTGCAACTCGGCGACGCGGGCGAGCACGCGCGCCTTCGGTCGGATCTCGGCGTAGCCCTTCTCCCATCCCGCCGGCGCGCCATCGGCCACCTGCGTCCACGCGACGATGTCCGCGCCGCCGACCTCGTGACCGTGGCCTTCGCCCGCGTAGGTGAACGTCACGCCGTCGAGCGGCTGAAACACGTCGAGAAACGCCCCGTGGCTGACGGCGTCCGAGTTCGCCCAGAGCACCTCAAGCGGACCGTGCTTGGCGCGATACGACAGGATCTGGCGCAGGCGGTTGCCGAGGCCGCCGATCGGCGCGAGCTTCAGCATCCCCGGACCGCCCTCAGCCGATCGATCGTCTCGCTGAACGACGAGCCGCGCGTGCCGAGAAACGCGGACGCGGACGCGCACACGAAGAGATCGGCCGCGGCGTCGGCAATGCTCCCGTGCCGGCGCGTGTCGCCGACGGCCTGCACCCTGCCGCCACCCAGCGGCACGAGCACGCGCCCGCGGCCCTGGAGGGCCGCCAACAATTCGATCTGCGTCTCGCCGTTGTCCGTGGCGACGTGAACGTCGCCTTGCTGTTCGAGCGCCCACACGACAAAAGCCGACTCTGGTTCGAGTCGGCCGTGGTGCCCCGCCTCGTGCGGGACGTAGTCGGTGCGCCGGACGTGGATCGCGCTGTAGGGCCAGCCAAGCGCGTCGCGGTGCAGCTCGATTTCCTTGGCCACGACCGGCACCGGTCGAAGCAGTCGGTGCTCGCGGATCCAGGTGGCGGGCGCGGCGACGTGCACGGCCCAGTCGCGCACCGTCTCGCCGCTCTCCACGAAGGACAGGCCGTCGATCGGCTCGAAGGCCTCGAGGAAATGCCCGAAGGCGACGGGCTGATCGCAGTGCCAGACAACGCGGATGTCGCCGTGGACCGCGAGATACGACAGGATGGCCTGTAGCCGGTTGGCCAGGCCGCCGATGGCGTTCAGGATCACGCCGCCGACGCTAGGCCGCCTGCACCGCACGTCCCCAGTTCGCTATGGCGTGACGGTGGCGCAGCCCACCCGGGAGTAGTCGTCGGCCACTGCGCTGGAGATGGCGCCCAGGGTTGCCCCCGTGACGCCGAGAAGCGCCCCGGTGCCGCCCAGCGCCAGCTTATCGGCCGTGCTGGTGACGTCCCCTGCGAGTCCGCCGACCCCCGCCGACGCGGCGAACGACGACGCCAGCGCAGTGAAGACGTTGTGCTTTGCCCGCAACCGCTCGCACGCGGCGTACTTCGCGGGATCGGGCGCGGCCGCACGCAGTCCCGAGGCCGACGGAGCGCGCAGGCAGCCAGCGCAGAGCGCCGCCGTGACGACGGAGAGCACGATCGTTTTCACGCGCCCCTGTCGGTCGGTACGTCGCGCATCTCTTCGAGCGCGATCAGGAGAAAGCCGTACGCGCGCGCCGCGCACGCCGAGGCGTGGCTCGGATCCTCGAAGCGACCGCTCTTGCCCGGCCCCTCGCCGGCCTGGGGCGGAAGGACCTCCCCGCAGTCCACGAGCTCGGCCACGGCGAGACGTACCAGATCGTCGGGCGCCGCGATCCCCCGGCGGAACCGCTCAAGCGCGCCGACGTAGGCCGAGCCGGTCTTGCACGCTAGGGGCATGCGCCCTGGGCCCCTGCGCAGTCGTTGACGGCCGCGGCACTGCCCGCGTCGAGGATGCAGTCGACGTCGACCGGCGTATCGCCGCGGGCCAGGAGCCTCTGGAAGCCCAGCGTGCACGTGGCCATCGTCGAGCAGCCGAGCTGCGTGACGACGTGGGTGCAGAGGGTGGCAACCGATGCGGCGTTGCGCGCGGCGTCTGTCGTCGTGATCGTGATGGGCGGATCGTTCGGCAGGGCGGAGCCGCACTGGCAGAAGAGCAGGCCGGCGAGGCTGAGCGCGAAGCCGCCGAGGAGAGAGAGGCCGATCGCTCGGATCACGAGGGCGCCTTGGCAAGTTCAGCGTTGATGAGGCGGAACGACGAGCCGCGCGCCCCGTAGGCCATGACGAACTGCTCGGAGACCCAGACGCAGCCGGGCACGTGGCAGAGCGGGCTCCAGGTGGTTGCCCAGTGGTTGAGGCAAAGGAAGATCAACGAGCCGTCTGCCGCGGGCGCAACGTCGATGACGCTGATCTCGTGGTTGGTCGGGTTGTTCGTGGTGGGGGCGCCGAGAACATCAGCGCCCGTCGCGTTCTGGAACGCGGGGTCGTCGGCGTCGATGTCGAAGGCAACGCCGCGCCCGAGCCTGCCGTCCGGCAGCGGCTGGAGTGCTTGGGCGACGGCGGTGACGAGCGCTTGGCCCGTCTCCGCGATCCCTGCGTAGACGCCGTTGACGAGCGGAATCCTGGGCGCGCTGTCGGCTGCCTGAACGAAACTCTCGGCCTGCCCGAACGTGCTGACGTCGTAGGGCCACTCGCTCTCCAGCGACGGGCCCTCGGCGTAGAGTGCCATGACCGCGATCGACGGCTCAAGGCCGTCGTCCGTGATCGTCGTCGTGTCGGGCACGCCGTTGATCTTCTGCGTCATGCGCAGCGACCGCGTGTAGCCCGCCATCGGCGACAGGATCATCGGCGTGCCTTGGCCGGCGAGCGATAGGCCGAGCAGATCCCGCCAGATCGTGAAGGCCACGCATGAGCCCAGCGAGCCCTGGTTTCCGACGCCGCCGATCGCAGGCAGCAGCGTGTAGTTCTGCGTCGCGGGCAGGCTCGCTTTGGGCCGAGGCACGCCCAGGCCGGGCAGCTGGTGGTGCGGGACCATACCCGCCGCCAGCGCCCGCCCCGTCGCATCCGGCTTGAAGCCGCGGCCGAGATTCACGAGTGCGTGCGCGCCCGAATGGCCTTCGCTTCGGCCCGCGCCGCCGCGCGATCGACGAGCTTGACGGTGCCCGACGACGGATCGGAGACAGCGAGCACAGATCCGGCATCGACCGACCCGGCGTCGCCCGCGGCCGAGAAGGCGTCGACGATCGTGACGATGTCGCCCGTCAGCCCCTGCGGGATGTTCGCCGCGCACGCCGTCTGCACGGCGGTCGCCACGACCAGCGCCGGGCCGCTCGGCAGAAGGCCGTCGGCGAGTTGGTCGAGGACGCACACGTAGCCTTCGACCGTCAGCGCCGTCTGCACCGTGTTCGGCGCGACGGGGCCGCCGGGGCAGCCGGCGACGGACGGCACGACGAGTGCGAGCAAGACGCCGATGGTCGCCGTCAGGACGAGCGAGCGCACCGAGGCGAAGCCGGCCTGTCCGCCGGTGGACGACGTCGTTGCCGCGGACTTGGCGCTCGCCTGCTTCACGAGCGCGGCGAGCCCTACGACGACGACGATCGCCTTCTGGACCGGGGCCACGAACGCGGGATCGACCGTCCCGACGAGCGCCAGGATTTCCTTGGCGTACGCCGCGGCGAAGATGCCCAGGACGAGCACGAAGTGGATAGGGTCGACCTTCGCCAGGAAGGCTTTGAGCTTGTCGAACATGATGGAGGACTCCGTGCCCGCGTGGGGTGCAGGTGGTTGCGTACTGCGAGGCGGCGCGACCCGCGCGCCGTTCAGTGGGGGCTGGGAAGGTCGGGGTGGCCGAAGAGTCCCAGAACGAAGGCCAGGACGGTGACGAGCAGGGCGATCGCGCCCATGACGAGCTTGACGTTTCGGACGCGGTCGTCGGCGATTTGCCGCGCTTCGTGGCGATCCTTGTCCGCCTTGGCTTCCGCACGGGCCCGGTCGCGCTCGGCCCTGGCCTCGAGATCGTCGCGCGCCTGCTTCTCGCCGGCGAGCCGCGCTTCGGCGATGGCCCGCGCCTGGCGGTCCGCCGCGCTTTGCTGGCGCACGTCCTCGAGCTGCTCTTGCAGATCGCGCGTCTTGGCCGCGTTCTCGGCGAGGAGTTCGAGCACGTCCTGCTGTGGGAACGACCCGGTCGCCGTCGGGCGCAGCGAGAGCGCCTTGCTCATCTCGGTGACGCTGTAGACGCCCGCGGCCGGGGTCAGGCGCTTGGGTGGCATCGGGGGAGGCGGAGGAGGCGTCACGGCATCATCAGCTTGCGCAGGGCGAGGTGGAGGATCACGGCGAAGCCGCCGCCCAACGCCGCACCGAGCAGCACGAACGCGGCGAACGTGAGCCGACCGATCGGGGTCAGGCGCTGGTTCAAGACGATCACGTGCGCCGAGATGGTGCGGACCGCGTTGTCGATGCTCGCCGTGGTGTTCGCCATGGCGGCGAGCGACGCGTGAAGCTTGCCGTACCCGATCACGAGGTCGTCGATCTTCTCGGACCGCGCCGACAGCACCTCGAGCTTGACGATCGCCGTTGTGCAGAGCGCCTGCACGACTTCGAGCGACGCCGGCTCTTCGGACCGCGTGAGGGCCAGCTCCGGTTTGGCTGCCTCGACGGCTTCGACGGCCGTAGCGTGGCGGCTGCCGTTGCCGTTGGATTCGCTCACGGGCTCACGTCCTGTAGTGCGCGCTCGTCTTCGTCCGTTGGAGCCAGCGCCTGGTCTGGCACTTCGCGGCGCATGACCGAGTGGCCCGCGTCGACATCATGCAGGCCGAGCGCGTGACCGATCTCGTGGAGCGGGACCGATTCCCAGCCTCCGCGGGCGAGCGCGTCGACGTCGAGTTCGATCCGATCAGGCGGGACGAAGCAGCCGAGCGCGTGCGAGCAGGCGCCTTCGAGATGGCGGCGGGCCAGGATGCGGATCGTGCGGGGCGAGGCGCCTTGCGCGAAGGCGTCCGCCGGCGAGCGCGCGCGCAGGTGCAGCGTCGGCACGGCGCGGTTCCACTCCTGGACTGCGCCGAGGATCGCGCTGCGCTCGGCGGGGGCGAAGGACGCGTCGACGACGATCTCGAGGCCGTCGGGGACGCGCTTGGAGGCGAAGAGGCACGCGGAGTCCTGCGTCGGATCGCAGCCCTGCGGCATCGCGTGGGGGACGACGGGGTCGATGCGATCCAGGGTCGCCTGGGAGCAGGCGGCGAGGAGGAGGGGGAGGGCGGCGCGGATCATGAGGTTCTTATGAAGCGTTGATGCCGTAACGCGTTGCCGCCCACGCGAAGAGCTGCATGCGCTGCGTCGACGTGGGTAGGGTGGAGTAGATCACGAGCTTGGCGATCTTCCGGTTGTTGCCCGTGACCGTGTTCAGGCTGTAGCGGTTTCCGACCGTGAGCCCGGTAAGGGTCGTCGTGCCGATCGACCCTACCTGCGTCGTGGCGGTCTGCGAGTTGTTAATGTAGAGCGTCCCGGAGCCCGAAAAGATCGCAAAGAAGACGGCGGGGGTGTTGATCGTGGAGCTACCCTGGGTAGCCGAGCCGCCGGCGAAGAGACTCCACGTGTTGTTGCCCTCACCACCGGCCGTCATCGCCATGCGGTTGGTCGAGACGGTACCGTCAAAAGGGAAGTCCGCCGTGACGTTGCCAAACGTGCCGTCGACCTCGCCCACGACGAAGAACCCGCACGGCTGCGACACGGACAGCGATGAGATGACAAGCCCCTGGTTCTGCCCCGCGAACAGGACGCTATTGTGGCCGCCGTAGCTGGAGTCCGCGGCGACGAGTGACGGGAAGTTGGAGCCGATGCTCGCCGTCTGGCCGCTGCCGCTGAGCACGTCTCTCCAGGAAGACACCGACGTGGTGCCGGTGACCCCGTAGTCGGCGTCGAGGTCGAGCAGCACGCCGGGCAGCTGCTCCGGGCGGAAGGGACTTCCGTAGTCCCCCCCAATCCCCATTCCCACCCCCATGCCCATCCCAACCCCCATGCACTGCGCAGGAGTCGGGCGCAGGACACGCCGCTTCGGCCGCGCGATGCCGCGCTCGGGACAAACGATATGCATGGGTGCTCCTCGGCCCACACACGGGCCGGACTCAGCGCCGCGCGCGAGTCGAATCAGACGGTGATCGAGTACTTCGCCCCGAGGTAGCCGATGATGCCGCCGTACTGCGACGTATTGACGACCCACGGTTGCGTGTAGCACAGGACATCGCCGTACAAGCCCGCGACGCCCGGGGCGCCTCCGCCCGTGTTGCGCCCGCCGACGACGATCACGTTGTTACCGCCCGTCCCCGATCCGGGCGTCGGGAAAGACGACGTGGCCGCGGTCCCGCCGTTCTCCGCTACGAACCCGGTTCCGGTCGATCCCGCCGACGCAAATCCGCCTGCGATGATCGACGGCGCGAGCACCGGCGTGCCCGACTCCGCCGTGCCGTACGGGAGCGTGGGCTGGTCGCAGATGTACTTCCACGCGTTGGGGTTGCCCGAGTTGTTGTTGAGGCACAGACACCAACTCCACGGGTAGTAGTTGTCGTAGAGGCCGGAGTACGACGTCGACACGTTCGACGGGTACACGACGACGAACACGGCATTGTTCGCGAACGTCGACGAAACGGGGTTGACGGCGGTCTGGCAGTAGCTTGTCGTCGACCCGAAGAATTTGACCGCCGCGGCGCCGTTGATCGTGTAGCCCGTATTGGGCGGGACCGATCCGACGTTCGTGCAAGGGTGGGAACTGCCCGAGGAGTCGGGCCAAGAGGTCATGCTCGACCCCGAGGTCACGACCGTGCTTGGCGTCAGCCACTGGTACAGTCCCGCGTAGAAGGTCGGAGCCGGGAACGACGACTGGCCATCCGGGCCCAGCATCCACGAGCCCAGTCCCGCGGGGGGCGGCGCCATGCACTGCCACACCTCGTCGATCCGCATGTCCATCGCGAGCAGGCGCCGCAGGTTGTCTCGCCCCCGCGCGCCGCGCGTGCGGTAGGCCAAGCGGCTCGGCATGAGGTTCCAACCGAGCATGTTGTTCGGCGACTCGCGCGCGATGAGCTCGAGGCGCGGATCGAAGAACCGGCCCCGGCTGTCACATGCGCCGCGGCGCGCGAAGGCGTGCGTGCTCGTGCGTGCGAGCTCGATCATGTGCCTCCGAAAGCTCCGTCCTTTAGGGCGGGGTTGATTACTGCAGGTACCGGTACTGCACGAGCGCCGAGACGTTGTAGTGGTTCAGGTTGTCGGTCGTGACTTGGACAATCACCGCCGACGTCCCGCTGTTCAGGACGAGCGCGGCGCCCCAGTTGCTGGGCGGGGAGCCCGAGTTCGTACCCGACGTGAAGGGCTGGATCTGCGCACTACCCTCCGAGACGTAGCTGCCGGACCCGGCGTAGACCCAGGACCACGTCATTTTGTAGCCGGCGGAGATCGTCCCCGACACGGCCCACACGTCGACCTCGCAGTCGACGCGTAGCTTGCCCGAGGTGATCGGCGCGCCGCTCTGCCCTGGAAGCAAGAGCTGCGGCAGGATCCCCTGCGGCGCGATCGTCACGCTCGAGTAGGCCGCGCTCGTGGTCTGGCCGGTCCACTGCTGGTTGCCGGTGATGACGATGTTGCACGGCGAGGCCGAGGTGGGCGTCCACGTCGAGGTCCCCGAGATCGAGGGACTCTGCAGTGGGTATTGCTGGCCGAAAAGGCCGTCTAGCCACATGTGTCCCTACCTCCGCGCACGAAAGATCGTGCGATCGTCTGTCGCTACGTGTTGGCGCGGTAGTGCGTGCCGATGGCGAGCGCGCCGCCGTACAGCGCGATGGTCTGTCCGCCCGAACCGATGAACGGAGCGAACTGCAGGTCGATGGCGAACGTCGACGTCCCCGATACGTTGGCAGCGAAGCCGGCCAACGAGAATCCCGTCGTGGGGATCGGGTTGGCGAAGCTCTGGCTCGAGCCGCTCATCAGCGAGGAGCCCGAGGGCGTGCGGAGAAAGAGCGCCGCTTGCCCCCCGAACACGGTGGTCGTGTTGCTGAAAGACGCGATGGTGCCGGTCACGCGCACCTCGAGCAGGTCCCCGTACGCCCAGCATGGCGCCGGCGACACGCTCCCGAGATTGAGCAGGTCGCTGGCGAGCGTCAGGGTGTTGAGTCCGACGTTCGTGACGGACGACCACGCCGCCGCCGTGGACGGAAACGGGTCAGTGTAGGTGCGGCTATACAGCCGGTAGATCCGTTGCTGGCCCGTGCGTTCGTAGAGCCATGGCATGTAGTTGTTCAGCCCGGCCGTGCCGACCCCGATGTTGGCCGAGTTGAGATTGTCGAGAAGGTCGCTGATGATCTGGATCTGCGGCGTGATCGCCAGATCCGTGGCGTAGCCTTGCGCCGAGGCCTGGGCCGACATCGTGGCGGCCGTGGTTCCGTTCAGCGCGAAGGCCGTTCCGCTCTTGGCGGTGACGGTGTACAGGCCGTCGGCGTGCAGTGTGCCCTCGAGCCGCACGGTATCGCCCGTTGCCACGCTGCTCGTGAGCGAGGTGGTCACCACGCACGGCGTCGCGCTCGTGATGCTCGCGACGGCCCAGCGCTGACCGTTTCCGCTTTGCGACGCTACCTGCGTCGCGTTGGCGTTGATGTTCTGCGGCATCAGGTGACTCCAGGCATGTACGCGGCGGTGTTGGTCCGCGCGGTCACGTAGGTCGACACGCCCGAGTACGTGCCGCCGTAGTAGTAGGTGCCGGCATAGGTCCCGCTCAGATACGTGCCCGACGCGGTCGAGGCCTTCTCGGTGCGCCCGTAGTGCCCATCGGGCAGCTTCGAGGTGCCCGAGGTCGGTTGGAACCATGTCGTGTCGAAGCTGATGATCACGAACGGCACCCACGCCCCGGCGCCTTTTAGCTGGGTCACGAGCGACACAATCGCCTGCGCTTGCGCCTGCGTCCCGCTCCACCCGCACGACGACGGGCACTGGCCCGAGACAAGCCCGGCTGCGCCGGATACCGGTGCGCGCGACCAGAGGCCGGGCGCGCAAAGGATCACCCAGGTGCGCCACCACGCGATGCTCGTCCCCACGGCCGTCGTACCCTGGTACGGAGCGGACAGCGCGTCCCAGTCCCACACCTTCGGGTTGTTCGGCTGCGTGTGCGTGGGCGGGGTCGAGACGCTCGCCCCTGCGGCGAAGACGTCCCACGAGTCCGAGTCGGTGACGCACGCGGCGTAGACGCTGTTCGGGTACAGGCTCGAGACGAGCGCGGACAGGACCGACCACGCGTTGCCAGCCAGCTGCCACGACGATGGCGCGCCTTGCAGTCGGAGCGCGTAGATGTTGTTTGGCTCGCTCACTCCCTGCGGAATCTGCCAGTCCACGCCGAGCAGCGGCAGCGCGCTCGGATCGCCGAAGGGCGGCAGGTGTGCCAGCATGCCCTCGTCGATCTTCTCGATGAGGCCGTCCTGGCCGAGGCCAAAGCAGTACAGGAGCCGCTCGCCGACGCCGCCCGGCGGTCCGCCTGCGGTCGCCCCTTGCAGCCACGGGGGCGCGATCGCGACGATGAGGTCGCGGATTCCCGCCTTGGCCGGAGACGGAAGAGCCACTCAGTTCACCGTGATCGCGAGCGCGGAGATCGACGGCACGTAGCCGCCGCCCGACGGGATGATGACGGCGACGCCCGAGTCGTCGAGCGTGCCACCCGGGGGGGGCGTGAGCGTGATGTTCATCGCTTGCAGGTACGGCGCGGCCTCGAAGCACGCGCCGATGATCCCCGAACTGGGCAGGACGTTGCGCGTGGCCACGATGCCGGCGACCGAGACGTTCGGCTCGCTCACGCCGTTGAGCGGAAGGCCAGCGACGTAGTTCGTGATGGCCACCTGACAGGTCGCGGCGACGGTCGAGAGGTACTGCGACGAGCAAAAGACCGTGACCGCGATCCCGACGCCGTAGGACGCGGCTCCGAAGATCTGGGCGGTGACCGCGTTCGGAACGCAGTAGGCGAAGATGACCGCCTGAATCGCGGCGACGTCCGCAGTCGAAGGCGTGCCGCCCGCGTTCGCGATGAAGACCTGCACGAGGCCCGTGCTCGTGTTGATCTGCGTGTAGCACTTCGTGATCGGCCCGCCCTGCAACGTTGCGCTGAACGGCGACTGAGTCGCGCTCTGGGCCACGAACTGGTACGCGCTCGAGGGGCCGTTCGGCGACAGCATGCCTAGCTTGAGCAGGCACCGATTGAGGTAGTTCGCGTTGCTTTCGGCGTTGCTCCCCACGAGCGAGACGGTGTTCGTGACCGAGATGCCCGGCAGCGCGTTGACGAGCGCGTTGATGCCGGCGGGCGGCGAGCTCGAGGCAGGACCGGCGATGTCCGCTTGGAAGATCGCGGTAGTTGTCGTGTTGGGCGCGATCGTGAGCGCGCTCGTGTTCGAGTACGTGGCGCCCGTGAGTGAGTTGGCCACGTGGAACGTCAGCGGAGCGTACGGGCCCTGCGAGGCCGCGTTCGTCGACGTGAAGAGCACCGGGCCGCTGGCGTACGTCGGCGGCAGGCGGGTGACGGCCCTGCTTTGGCCCCAAAAATCCAACCACCCGTAGCCAGCGCCCGGGTTGACGCTCGGATCGATCGTGATCTGCGCGGCGGTCGACCCGAACCCGCCCTGGTTCATGGTCGTGACGACCTGATCGCCCGCCTGCAGCGCGTTGGCTACGATGGCGATGATGCTCCGCGCGACCCCGCCGCTTTGCCAAGCCGTCGCCTGGATTCCGACCACCGAGCCCATCGCGAGCAGCTGCGCGTTCCACGCGCTCACGCTCGCGGGCGTCATCAGGTCGGAGACGGACAGGGTCACGTGGGGGTTGCCTTCAGGATCGCGATGGTCAGTTCATTGATCGCTAGGGTCAGCTTGAAAGGCCCAGAGGCGCCGACGACCACGCTCGACGTCAGAAGCGAACCCGCAAGAAACGTCGCCGTCGTCTGGCTCGACAAGACGCGCTCGTCCTTCAAAAACTCCGCGTCGATCTGCGGGCCGATCTGCGCGATTTGCGCGGGCGTCATGTCGTCCTTGAGCAGACCGGGCACGTCGAAGCCGTAGTTGGGATCGTCGATGAGCCCGCCGCGCGGCGTCGAGATGCGGCGCACGAGAGCCTGAGCCAGCACGGTGTAGCCGCTGACCTCGATGGCCATCGGATCGAGATCCGTGACGCACGACAGGTCGTAGCCGTAGCCGCTCGGTGTCGGGAGCGGCACCGCCTGCCCGCTCGCCTGCGTGTTGTAGTCGAGCGTCGCGAGCGCCACGGCCATCGCGATGCGCTTCTCGGCGTAGCCGTATTGCGCCAGCGTGTAGCCCGTCAGGCCCGCCGCCGAATAGAGCGCACCCTTGGCGGCGAAGACGGCTGCGGCGATGGTCGTACCCACGCCCGTGGGCGGGTTGTACGAGCGGACGCCCTGCTGGTACGCGAGCGCCGTCGTTGCGTTGCCGGGGCTCGGTACGGCTAGGCTCGTCGGCAGGCCGAGCAGGACCATCGTGCACTGAAATGGCCCCGACGGATCCGTGGACCCGTTCGTGATGGTGACGTCCGGACCGAAATCGTAGCCTGCGGAGATCGACGAGTACTTCACGGTCGATCCGACAAAGACGCTGGCGGGCTGGGTCATCGGATCTCAGCGGGGAAACCCCGTCCTTTAGGGCGGGGCTGTTTACGTGGCTTGCGTCGTGAGCGTGGTGACTCCGGCGGGCGGAGGTGCCGCTACGCCGGTCGTCAGCGCGGTGTTCACGGTGGTCATCGCGGTCGTAAACGCGTTCTGCTGCGAAGGACTCAGCGACGAGTAGCCATTGGTCATGCCCTGGATCGCCGTGCTGATGGCACCGATGGCTGCATTCACGGCGGCGAGCGCGATGACGAGGCCGGGGGCGGAAGCGACGGCGAAGGGAAGCGCGCCGATGGCGGTTACCGGCGACGTCTTACCGATCGTCAATGGACCGGTCGCGTCGATGGTGGCCGCGATTCCAATCGACCCAATCCCGACGACGCACGGCCGCTGGCGGTCGCCGTTGATGAACGCGACGAGGCACGCGCCGGCGGGCGGCGGCGTCACGCTCTCCCCGAGCAGGCCAGGCTGCAGCGGCAGGTTCGTGATCGGCGGAAGGCCGATCGAGGTGTCCGTCGGCGTCGCGTTGATCGTCGCGCCCGACGTGCCGACGATGGAGTAGCCGTACAGGCCGAAGAGGCGATCCTGCGTCTCCTGCCGAATGAGCGCGCGCAGGGCGGCCAGCAGCCGGTCGGAGACGGAGGGAAGCGGAGGAAGGCTCACGTGGCGATCAAGATCTCGGTGCGGCCGATACCGGCGTTCGTCAGGGTGTGCGTCACGCTGCTGATCGGTGTCGGCGCGGTCGTGGGGCTCGAGAAGATCGCGCCGGGCACCCAGTCCTGCGGCGACTCGGTCGCGACGACAACGCGACCGCTACCGGGTTCGTCGGAGATGACCTCGAAGGCGCTGCGAATGGTGGGCGTCGGCCGCGGCAAAAGCTGCGTCGTCCCCGTCATGTCCATCCACCAGATCGTCCCGGCCATGAGCCGAAGGGTTCGTGCTGCGGGCGCCTGATCGCGCACCCAGAACGCGCCGAGTGTGCCGCTCGCGCCCGAGACCTTCTCGCCGCATTCGATCGCCGCGTCACCCAAGACCATCGAGACTGGAACGCCGCCGGGCAGGTTGTAGGCCTTGGACGGCAGCGACTTGCCCCATCCGCCGCCGCCGCCCACGATTCGCGCCGATGCGATACCGGCGAAGACGTCGGATCGGTACGCGCTGCCCTGGAGCGTCAGAGGGCCTAGCACGAGAGTCACGGGGCCTTTAATGGGCGCGCCCGTGTCGACGTCGATGTCGGCCGACCACGTCCCGTAGAAGGGGATGGTGATCGACCCCTTCATGATCGCCTCGCGGTTGCACGAGGCGAAGAAGCCGGCCATCTAGGGCGCCTGCGCTTGCTGCAGAAGCGCAGCGATCTGCGCCTGCGACGCGTTGATGGCGCCTTGCACGGGGTTGCCGGGAATGGTGCCTTGCGCGGTCTGGCCTGCGGTCGTCATGCCCATCGTCGGAGTGGAGACAGCCGAGGCCTTCGGGGTCGGAAGGAACTCGATGAACGAGATGGTGCAGGAATAGAGCCCCTGGCCCTTGTGTACGATGTTGCCGATCTCCTCGGTCACGACTGAGTAGATGTCGATATCGGCGAGCGACGGATGGAAGATGTCGAGCGCCTGGGCCGTGGTCTTCGTCGGGTCGTACTTGAGGATCGTCCGGAACTGCTCAAAGGCGACGAAGTGGTCGAGCGTCCAAAGCTGGAACTCCACCGAGAATTTCGCGGCAGGCTTCCCCGCGTACGTGAGGACCGTTCCAAGCATTCCCTTCGCGTTCTTCTGGTCCCACGTGTTCTTGCGCTTCGCTTCGCCCACAATCGCCAGCCCGGGCGAGATCTGCCCGGCGATGACGACGACGTTCCACTGTGCGCCGTAGTTGAAGGGATCGACGAAGCCGCTCGCCATCGTCTACGCCGCCTGGTTGGGGAGCAGACCGCCTTGCAACGCCACCCGCTCCAGCGCGGACGCAAACGCTTCTTCGGTGAGCTTCATGGCTTCCTCGGCACTGCCCGCGCTGCCGATGTGGATACCGCCCACGTCGATGTGCACCTGGCTCGAGTTGGAGATCGACTGCGAGCCGCCGCCGTCACCTGTCCCGCCAGCGCCGCTCATCGCAAGGCCCTTGCCCGCCGCGTAGACGTTGTCGTTGCTCGCCGACATGCCCATGGCGAACCCGGCGCCCGTCTGCTCGCCCATCTCCTGCATGACGAGGGACGGCGAGTGAATCCCGAGCGCGCTCTTGACGGAGTTCTTGGCCGAGTCCGCGAGGTTGGTGGCCGCGTCAATGACGCTCTTGCCGCCACCGACGATGCCGCCCGACAGGCCGTCGGAGAACGCCTTGCCGAGCTTCTCCGCCTTGCCGAACGCGTCGGCGAGCGTCTGCACCGCCGAGGCGAGCATGCCGACGAACTGCACCGCCCACACGAGTGGCTGAAGCAGGGCCTTGACCGTCGCGGCCATCACGGTGATCGACGTGATCGCCGCGCCGCTCGTGCCCACGTGCCCGAACAGGTCCTCGATCGACCGGATCGCGGGCTTCATCTGGATGTACAACTCCAGGCCCACCTCGATGAGCTTGAGGAAGCCGAGCTGAATGTAGGGCAGGACCTTGGCGGCCACGCTGAAGAGATCGTCGAACAGCGTCGTCACGATCCACTTGAGCGCCTTACCGCTCGGCTGCGCCGAATCGAGCACGCTGCCCATCTCGCGCAGCGCCTTCAGGAACGGTTCGGGGTTCACGTCCTCGAACATGCGCGCGACGTTGTCGAGCATCTTCTGCTTGAGCGCCCCCGTCGTCAGGCCCATCTGCTCGAGCGGGCCCTTGCCCTTCTCGATGAGTGCCTCCTGCATCGCGTCGCCGAACTTCTTGGCGTCCGCGGTGCCGGCCTTCAGTTGCGCGGCGAGCGTCTTGGTACTGACGCCCATTTTCTTGGCGACGTCGTCGACCCGAAGGCCCACGTCGTAGAGCGATCCAAGCGACTTGAGCGGGAGCTTTAGTCCCTTGCCCGTCTCGACGAAGGTGGCGACCTTTTTCTGGAGCTTCTCGAAGGCCTCGGCGCCTCCTCCTCCCGCTGCCGCCGTCAGCGCCTGGGCGCTCGCCATCGCCCGGAGCTTGTCGGGTATCGCCGCAGCGGACACGCCCATCGCTTGCAGCTTCAGCGCCCACTGCCCGAGTTCTTGCCGACCCTGGGGTAGCTCGCGCGACAGCTGGTCGACCACGCCGAACATGCGCCTGCCGCTGCCCTCGACCTCGCCCATTGCCTCGAACGTGGAGGTGAGCTGTGCCTTCCACTCGGAGGTCTCGATCGCGAACTCGGCGCCCTTGATCGTGAGGTCGACGAGCGCGGCGCCGACGGCGAGCGCGGCGCCGGCCAGGATGGTCAGGCCACCTGTGACGAGGCCGGTGGCAGCTTCAAGCGAGGCGGCTTGCTCCGCGGCGGCGGTCGCGGAAGCGGTCTCGCTGTCGAGCGCGGGCTTGACCTTCCGGAGCGCGCCGTCCATCGCGTTCCATTGCCCGTGCAGCTTCTTGAGCTTGTCCGTGTCGCCGAGCGCCGACGCCTTGACCGCGGCCTTCTCGAGGCCCGTCATGGCGGACTGCAGGACCTTCGCTTGCTGCGCGGCCATGCTCATCGAGCCGGCGGCCTTCTTCGCTGGAGCCGACACCTTGTCGGCGAGACCGAGGACGAACTGCATGGCGCCCACGGTACTACTTGCCTCTCAGCTTCCGCAGCCCGCGCAGGAACAACTCGGCGCAGAGCGTGCCCGCGGCGTCCGCCGACAGGTCGTCGTCGCCACGGAGCCAGCCACGCAGGCCGTCCGACAGGGCTTCAAGGTCGAGCGTCTGCTCCTCACGCAGCGACCTCAGGATTTTCCCGATTCGTCCGTCGCCATCCCGGCCAGCTCGGCCAGCTTGTCGCCGATGGCCTCCGCGATGCCCGGGAAGTCCTCGAGCAGCGCGTCGAGGTCCTTGGGCGAGGCGAACACGACGCACTTCCTCGCGAGCGTCTCCTGCGCGTCGGGCTTCTGGACGGGGTTGTTCGCCTGCGAACGAAACAGCTTGTACTCAGAGCGCTTGGGCGCGCGAAACACCGCCTGCCAATAGCCGCCAGCGCCCACGACGTGAGCGATGCGGCCTTGGTTCTGCGCCTCGAGCTCGTCGAGCTTCTCCGGAGGGAGAGCGGCTTCGAGCGCGGCGAAGCGCGCTTTGCGCGCTTCTTCCTTCTTGGCGAGCTGGGCTTGCGAATACGACATGGGTAGGCAACCTCGTGGGAGGAAGGGCGCTACGCCTGTCGGCAAGCGTTCCTTGAGGGCCCTCTCGTCAGCGGGCCGGGAACTTATGGGGTGGGTGCTAGGCTTGGGCGGTGCCGGTCGGAGCCACGGCCGATCAGGTCTGCGGCTGAACGAGCGGGGTCGCGTTGTCCGAGATCCCACCGTACAGGATGGCGATTGGGTTCAATTCGACCTTGCGCACCGTCGGGTCATCGCCCACGGAGTTGCTCGCTTCGGTGCTGTCGAAGGTGCAACCGATCAACTGGTCGGTGATCGTGTCGAAGCCGTTCTCGCTGTACGTCACCAGGATCTGGAAGGCTTGGTCCCCGTAGCCAGCGCCGCCCGCGTTGATGGTCAGCGCACCCGCGATCGACACGACGCCAGGGATCGACAGAGCGCCCGAGAGCTGGATGCCCTGGCCACCGAGCATCGACATGAAGGCGTTGAACTCGGCGAGGTAGAACTCGACGTCGGCCTTGTACGCGTTGGTTCCTCGCGTCTTGCCGATCGGGTCCGGGTTGTTCGACATCACGTACGAGCGCGAACGGACTCGCGAGTAGTTGATCGACTTGAAGCCCGAGAAGATCTGGCCGGCGACCTTCAGTTCGATCGACGCGAAGCTGTGTCGGGCCCCTGAAATGGTCGGGTAGGTCGGCAGAGTGGCCACGGCGCGGCTCTCTCGCCGCGCGTGGTGCGCAGCGTGCGGAGTGCGGCGCGCGCGTCGCCTGTCAGCGAGCGAGCGTCAGAGGGCCGCGGCGGTCGCCGCGGCGAGACTGCTACTTCTTGAACGTTGAGGCCCAGCGCTTGCCGAGCACGATGTAGCTCACGTGCTGGCGACTGAGGCCGTACTCCTTCGCCAGCCGAATCTGCTTCTCGCCGCGCAGCACGCGCAAGCGAATATCGCGCACGATCTCTTCTGTCAGGACGGCACGCGGGTGCGCCTCCCCCGCTGAATCTCGGCCGCGCCCCTTACGATCGCGGTCACGGTTGTTGTCCGTGTAGTCCCCGAGAAAGTGATGGCGGACTTCGCAGCAATCCCTCACATCGCAGCGATGACAGACAAGTAGTCCAGATGGGATCGGACCCTTGCTCAGGATCCACGCGACTCGATGTACGTAGAGCAGCTTCTTCCGAAAGGTGACGACGCCATAGCCGATGGCTACGTGGCCGGCCGTCCACCGCCGGCAGCCCTGATGATCGGGAGCTCCGACGCGAGGCCAGAACCGCCTGTCAGCGTCGAAACCGGAGAGTTCGTACTTCGCCTCGTTGATGGTAGCCATGACGCATCCATATACGTCATGGCGTCAGGAAACAAGACTATCCTGCAGTCGGCGAGGCAAGCTGTATCGAAATATCCTCTTCCAACACGTAGCTCTTCGCCGTGATGTTCACGGTCATCTGCACGATGCTTGTGGACGCGACGTTCCACGTCGGGTTGACGACGACGCTCGCGGCGACGATCTCGCCCGTCCCGACCATCTGGACCTGCAGGTCCGCGCCGATCTGCGCCTGGATGGCCTGTGCGTCGTTCGTGTAGATTGTCCCGTTCGGGTTGGTCCGAACGTCGTCGTCGATGTAGTCCTCGCCGCCCTGATGGACGATCGAGCACGCGATGTCCATGACGTTGCCGAGCGGCAACAGCGTGAACTGCGAGCCGGACGGGCTCATCAGGTTCGGGTTCTTGATAAAGACGCCCTGCTTGCCGATGCGCGTGACGCTCGTGCAGAAGCGCGCGGCATCGAGGCCGGGGTTGATGCGCTCGTCGTGGTAGATGAACCCATCGAGCGGATCGGCCGACGCGTTGATGGCGATCTGCGGAAGCGAGCCGTCGCGCACGCGCCCGGCGTGGCGTTGCGGCGGGATCGTGACCTGTCGCGCGGCGAGAGACCACGCGAGGGACCGTCGGTAGGCGGGGGCGCCCAGCACCGGGTTGACGATTCCCGTCGGCATGTTCCAGTAGGCCGCGTTGGCGCAGATGCGGCGGGCGGATACCGAGGCGTAGTCGTTGGAGATCGACGACATCCACGACTGCTCAGCCTCGCCAGTGCCGTTGTAGGCCGTCGGGGCGCCGGCATCCCGCGCGGAGACGATGAGCCGACCGAAGAGGTAGCCGGTGGCCAGCGTGTCCATGTACGTCTCGAGCGTCGAGGCGGTCGCGCCGCCGCACGGGCCGACGAGGTGCATCGACCCGACCTGGGCGATCGCGTACTGCGATTGCTGATAGGCCTGCAGCGCGGCCTGGACGCCCGCGGTGTTCCAGACGGGCGCCGCCGAGTAGAACTTGACGTAGTCGCCCGCGGCAAACGTGCTCGAGTTCGAGAAGTTGAGCGTGAGGCCCGTGTTCGGGATCGCGTAGGCCGTGGCGGTGCCGAGCGTGATCGTCGCCGAGAAGTTGCGGCCGGCGTCGGCGCTGATCTGGATCTGGACCTGGTTGGCCAGCGCCGAGTACGTACCGATGACGCCCGTCTGCACGGACTTCACCACCCAGTAGCTGTCGTCGTACGGCACGCCCGAGACCGTGATCGTCGTCGTCGAGCTCGTGTACGTCTGCACGACGCCCGAGACGGTGCCGGCGGTGACGGTCGGGACTTTGACGGCGAGCACGATGCCGCCGGCGAGGCACGTGAGCGACGCGGCTTCGACGAGCGGGCCGTAGCCGAGGTTTTGCGTCAGCGTCGCGGGCGACGTCGTCGCGATGATCTGGCTTGCGGTTCCCGACGAGCAGCAGCCCATGACGAGCTGCACCTTGTTCTGCGGGACGACAACGGACGCGCCGCTGTCGATGATGGAGATCTGCACCTCGCCCGTAGGCATTCCTGTGCTCCTCGCTCGCGCCGGTCAGCGCGGGACGTTGGGGTTGCGAGCGGCGAGGCCGCGTCAGCGAGTCAGGGCGAGACGGAGATCGCGTCGCCGGAGTACGTCGACGCGTTGAGCGTCAGGGTGTTGGCCGATACGGTGCCGGTCGGCACGTACGGCAGGAGCACGTCGAGCACGGGCGTCATGATCGAGACGGTGAAGCGGTACCAAGAGCCGAACTTGACGAGCTGCGTGCTGTTCGGAAGCTGATCGACCCACTGGCCCGGCCCGAACTTGCAGATCCCTGCGCAGAGATCGTGAACGCTCGTGACTACCTGCTGGTAGAGCGCCTGCGTGAAGTTGAAGTCGCCGCCCGTGTTCGGATCGGGGTTGGGCTGGCCGTTCGTGTATTGGACGCCCCAGCAGTTGACCTCGAAGACGATTTCGTCGGTGGCAACCGAGCGCCACTGGAAAATCGTTCTCCAATCGCTGGGCGGTTCGGGGACGGCCGAGGCCTGAGCGCCCGAGCCGCCGCCGCCGCTGATGCTGACGGAGATCGGCGTCTGGTAGCCCGATCCCGTCACACTCATGGTGACGGACGTGACGACGCCCGCCAGCGTGTTGACGTTGGCGATCGCGACGGCGCCCGTTCCCGAACCGTAGGCGCCCGACAGCGTGACGGTGGGGGCCGACGTGTAGCCCGCGCCGTAGCTGGAGAGTTCGACCCGGCGCACGCCGAAGCCGGCGCTGGACGAGCTGATCGCGGATCGGCTGGCGGGATCCTTCGGCCCAAACACCGAGCCCTTCGGGACGAAGACGATCCGAGGCGCCGACGTGTTCTCGGCGACGTGGACGCGACCGAGCACGATCTGCCCGTCGATGAGTGGCGGATAGCCCGCGGCGGCGAGCTTGGCGACCACGTCGTTGCTGATGGCCGTGACGAGCTGAGGGATCCCGGGCACCGGCTACCCCACGGCCTTGCGCAGGATGTCCTCGAGGGGATTGGCCGCCTCCTCGAGGGCCGCCTCCCACGAGGGCGGGATGGCGGCGTCGGATTCGTCGGGCCAAATCTTCCTGGGCGGGATCTGGTAGGACTTGCCGGAAGCGTAGCGACCGCGTGGATCGCGACTCTGGCGCTTCCCGGTGCCGTGCTGATGGTAGGCGGCGGGCAGGTCCATCTCGATGACGATGTTCTGCGACTTCGAGAAGCGTCCGCCGCTGTCGCGCGCCTGCTCCCCGTGGACATCCAGTGTGGCGCGCATGTCGCCCGAGTCCGTGAGCGGGGGTGGGCCGTGCACGCGCAGCGTCGCCTCGGACAGTGGCGCCCAAGGCGTGCCGTAGGGATCGTGTCCGCCGTTGAACTCGTCCTGGATCAGCCCGTAGATCTTCTCGGCGGCGGTCTTCGCTACCTTGGGCATCGACTCGTCGATGTGATCGAGGTTGGAGATCAGCCGCGCGAGTTTGGCGAAGTCGCCGTCCATCGGCATGGCTGCCTCTGCGTGTCGCGTCGGGTGGTCACCATCCGCGGTTGGTTCCCGTGCATCCGTTGGCCAGGTTCACGACGCTGAACGACGTGACCCCGGGTTGCGCGGCCCCGGGCGCGCCGATCTGAGCGAGAGTCACGTTCGGGTGCGCTTGCTGGCGCTGCACGTCGCCCAGGTACCGAAGCGCGTCGTCGTAGCGCTGGCGGAAGTTGTCGTCCCCGCCCGCCGTCGGCTGGTAGCCGCGCACGAGCATCAGCTCGTAGGAGGCGATCGCTGCGACGGCGAGCGTGATGGTCGTGTCCCATGCGAGCAGGGGCACAGCGTTCGATCCCCAGCGCGCGCGGAAGCACGCGTCGGCGCGGTCGCTGGCGTTCTGCAGCGCCGCGCCGATCTGCGCGGTCGTGAGAGTGCCGAGCGCTGCGGAAGGCAGACCGACCGTCAGCAGATCGGCCGGCTGGGCGTACGGCATGCGACTCTAGGCGCTCGAACGCCGGAGCAGTTGCGGGAAGGAGTACGTGGGACTCGCTCTCATCGTGCTGCCGTACAGGAGCGTGTGCGTGTCGAACACGACCGGATCGTCCAGGCGCGTGCGGGGCACGAAGTTGGCCGCTTGGTTGAGCAGCCAGATGAGCGGCTTGACCGCCTTCTTGAAGTCGCCGAGGTACCAGCAGAAGTCAAACGTGGTGTTGCCGACCGTCCCGGGACCGCCGAGATCGGGGATCATCAGCTCTTCGGCCCAGCCCTTGAGCATGTTGGTCGACGCACCCACCATCGGCCCGTTGGCGACCGCGGGCTGTCCCGCCGTCTGGTTGTTGCCCGCGCCCATCACGCCCACGACGGGAGCGCCGAGGAACTGCGCCTGCAAGAGCGTGTCGGCCGTCTGCTTGAGCATCGGGCCGTTGAGGACGTGCGACGGCACGACGCCCCACGCCTCGCCCATCGCGGTCTTCTGGCGGACCATGTCCTGGTACGCCGTCGAGAAGCCCAGGTTGGTGAGCTGTCCACCGATCGTCGTTCCGTTGACCACGACGCCGCCGCCCGTGAGGTCGTTGGCGTAGGTGCCCTTCGAGGCGTCCCAGTAATCGACCGGGTGCGCCGTGTTGAAGAAGGTCAGGCCGTCGTAGCAGATCTGACGCGCGAGCGTCTGGCTGCCCTGGTTTTGCAGAAGATCGCGGAGCTGAAAGTCCGGCGTCTTCTTCATCGACGTCGCCATCATCGAGACGATGGGGTTGTAGATGCCGTGCAGATCGTCCTGCACTTTGAAGAGGTCGACCGCTTCGGTGAGTTCCCAGTTCTGGATCTGCACCGTGTAGTTGACCGGCGCGGGCGTGTGCACCACACGCGGACCGATCCACTCGCGCGACTTGTCGATCATGTCGAGCCACGCCGACTGCCAGAACTCGGTAGGCGCCGGGTAGGTGTCGGCGACCTCTTTGTTCCAGACCGGAGTGGTGTCGAGCGCGGTCCAGAACCGCGTCTCGAAGGCGGTGAACAGCGTGTTGATGTTGGCGGGTAGCAGTTGCATTTGCGTCGGGCCTCAGTTGTTCACGACGGTGATGTTGAGGGTCGATCCGTCGGAAGCCGACGTACTGGTCATCCCCGCCGCCACGGCTTTGATCGTGACGTTCACCGCGCCGAGCTGGCCGACGGTGTTCGCGGTGTAGACGTAGTTGACGGTGCCTGCGCTGGTGGACGCGGTGACGAGCTCGGGGATGATGTTGCTCGAGGTGCGTGAGCGCACCGGCACGCTCGTCAGCGTCGCGATCCCGGAGGTCAACGTGACCTGCACGGTGACCTCGTCCGGAAAGAACGCCGGGTCGGTCGTGTCGACCGTCGAGCCTTTGGCGCAGTAGGCCGTGAAGGTCGTGCCGCCCCAGATGCTGCCCTCGCCACCGATCTTGATCGCGACGCCCGGCGTGATGGCCGCGCCCGTCGGCCACCAGTCGGGCCGCTGCGCCGTCCACTTCGCGACGGAGCTGCCCGTCGCCGTGAGCACGTACGGGCCGGCATCGGAAGCCGCCTGGATGTTCGTCGCGCCCTCCATCAGGTGGAAGGTGTCGCCGACCGCGAGCGCCACGCCGTCGGCCGCCGCGAAGGCGGAGTTTGTCGCGGCCGTGAGCACGCCCGTCGTGCTGCCGCCGTAGGTCGTCGTGACGGCCGTGACGACGGCGCGCGCGCGCAAGGCCCCGGTGCCTGCCGTGATCGCCTCGGTGGAGGCGGCGTACGGGTTCGTCATGCCGATGAGCACCGGCACCTGGGTCGCGTCGACGTTCGGCAAGCCCGCGATGCCGAGGCCCGGGGGCATGATGATGCCGGCGATCGGACGCGTGCCGCCGTTGTCGCTGAGCGACACGGTGTTGTCGTCCTGGATGTAGCAGTACTGCCCGATGTTGGCGGCACTGATGCTGCCGTCCGTGCAGTTCAGCATGAAGCAGCCGGTGCGGATCGTGACGTTGAGTGCGCCCGCGGTGCCGTAGCCGGCGGCCACGGTATTGATGACCTGCTTGTCGCAGAGGCCGAGCGCGCGCAGGGCGGTCGACGCCGATCCGTTGATCGCCCAGCCGTTGGCGTCGACGCACACGATCGTGCCGCCGTAGATGGTCGCCCCGGCTTCCGCGCCGAGTCCAAGCAGCGGCGGAATGGGGTAGTTGGGTCCGCCGAGTTGGTTCGGCTTGATGTCCTTGGTCGCGGCGGTCATGGCCTAGTTCCTCCCGGTCCAGTTGGAAGCCGCGCCGCTCGTACGAGCGGCGGCGTGCTTGTTCATGTCGGCCACGAAGTCCTCGAGGCTCTTGCCGAGTCCCTGCGCCGCGATCTCCGCCGTCTTGCGCTGCTCGGCGCTCATCGTCTCGAGGCTGAACGACGGCTGGGCAGGCCGATTCGCCGCCCGCTCCGCGTTCTGCTCGGCGCTCTTGCCCTGGCTCGGGCCGTCCTTGGTGGTGCGCGCGATCTTCGGAAGCGCGGCCACCATGGCGCGCATCGCCTTGGGGCTGTTCTTCACGCTGGCGGGCAGCGCGGCGAACATCTCCGTCGTGAGCTTGCCGGCGCGCCTGGCCTCCGTCGCGATCGCGTTGCAACGATCTCGGCGGCGCGAGGCCTTGAGCTTGCCGACTTCCTTGAGCGCGGTCTCGCCTGCGGCCGCCTTGCCGACGAGGCCCTCGAGCGCGCCGAGCTGCGCCTTGAAGCCCCTCTTGCCCGTGGCGCTCGCGCACGCCGAGCGAAGCTGCTTGTAGCGCGAGAGCGCCTTGGGCTTGGCGAAGGCTTGCAGGTCCTTGAGGTGCGCCTTGGCCGCGGCGAGCGCCTTGGGGCTCTTGCCGCCCACGAGCGCCGTGACGCGCGACTTGGCGAAGGCGAGGGCCTTGGCGCGAGCTTCCTCGCAGCGCTCCTCTTCCTCCTCCTCTTCGTCGTCGTCATCCTCGTCCTTGTCGCCATCGGGATCGTCGTCGTCCGACTCTTCCTCCTCCTCCTCTTCTTCCTCTTCCTCTTCGTCCTCCATCGGTTCCTTGGGCTCGTCGTCTTCCTCTTCTTCCGAGGCCGACTCCTCCTCCTCTTCTTCTTCCTCTTCCTCCTCGTCGTCCTTGCCTTCGACTTTGACGGAGACGGTGGATTTGGAGGCGAGCTTGGTACCGGCTCGGGCCTTGGCCCGATCGAGCTCGAGGGATGCCGACTCGAAGGCCGCGAGGGCCTTGGTGCGGGCGTTGGCGTTCATGGCTGCGTTGACGGCCGCAAAGGCGTCATCTCGCGCCTTCTGGGCTTGCAGGAGAGTCAGCATGGGCTGTCGTCCTCGGTGGGGGTTGTGGGGAACGGATCCGTGCGTCGACCCCACCGGGGGCCGCGCTTCGTCTTGGTTGGGCGCCGGGGCGGTGGGTGGCGCGGGCGGTCGCTAAGCGACGGCGAAGGCCGAGGCTGCTGCCTCGTTCGCGGCGATGGTGCTGGCAATGAGCCGCAAGAGGCCGGGCATCGATGCGACGCCGTCGGCGATCCCGGCTTCGACGGCTTTGCCGCCGAGGAACACGCCGGCCTCGAGCGAGGCGACGGCGTCGGGCGAGGTGCCGCGCGCGTCGGCGACGACGCCCCAGAAGATGCGAGCCATGTCCATCACGCGATCGCGGATGCGTCCGCGCACGCCATCGTCGATGACGCGATCGGCGTGGTTGTCGGCTTTGTACTCGCCGCTCGTAACAAGCTCGATGTTGAGCCCGAGCTTGGCGTTCTGCTCGGTGCGGTCGAAGATGGTGGCGATGACGCCGATGCTGCCGACCATCGCCGTGTCCGGTAGCCAGATCTCGTCCGCGGCGCAGCCGAGCTCATAGGCCGCCGAGCACATCATCTCGTTGGCGTACGAGTAGAGCGGGATGCCGTATTGGCTACGGAGTGCTCGCAGGTGCCGGTGGGCCGCCGTCGCACCCGCCGCCTCGCCGCCGGGGGAATCCCACGACATGATGACGGCCTTGGCGGGCACGGGCTTGATGGGCTCGTAGTCGGCATCCCAGCGGTGCTGGCGCTCGTGCGCCTCGACGACGTCGGTGCCGATCATCGCCGACTCGACCCGGCTGCAGATGTCTTCGTAGGAGTCCCAGAGCCATCCGTGGTGGTGCTCCATCGGCCCGCTGATCGTGACGATCGCGACGCCGTCGTCAGTGCGGACGTTGGGCTTGGGGCCCATGAAGATCCAATCGAAGTCGATCGCCTCGGGCCGGATCGCCAGCAGCTCGCCCTCGGCCGAGGCTGCGCGAAACTTGCGAGGTGATGCGAGGATTCGCATCTTCTCGCGCTCGCGCTCGCGCTCGGCACGGGTCGGCCTGGGCTCCGTGCTGGGCTTCGTCATGCGCTCCTCAGGTGCCGCCTGCGCGAGGCGCGCGGCACGAACGTGGATGCCTCTGTCGCGTGACTTCGTACGCTCGGCGGGCTTTGGTGCGCCCGAGGCGGAGAGGCGCGAGGCGGCGCCTGTTAGGTATGGGTGCGTGCGGCGCTCCGCACGATGCGGGCGAACGGCCGCACAGCGCCTGGCCAGTCCGGCACGACGATCGCCTCGGCGGGCGGCGTCAGCGGGTGACGCGCTTCGTCGAAGATGCGGCGCACGGCTCGGGCGACGTCGCGCCGGCTCTCGATGCCATAGACTCGGGCTGCGCTCACTCGATGGGTCGCAGGACGTGGAAGTTGTACACGCTCGACTTTGCCTTCCCCGTCGCCGGGTCCGTGAAGACGTACTGCGAGTGCTGGGCGCGGCTCATCGCAATCTGCGCCCGTAGCGCGCTCGTGGCCGCAAGGGCGACCTCCCAACCCTGGGCGTGGAACTTCTCCAGCCAGTACTCGTAGGGCTGCAGGTTGATGTGATCGGTGCCACCCTGCCCCGGAGGCGCAGCGGAGAACACGATCCAGTCGGTGGCCCGGGCCGCCATGACACGCACGAGCGTGTCGGCCTGCGACTCGGGCAAGTGTTCGGCGACTTCGACGGACACGACGACGTCGTGAAGCTTCTCCCAGTCGGCGTGGGTCGGTGCATCCTCGATGCGCAGGCACTGCAGGAAGTGCCGGATCTCCGCGGGGGCGGCGTCGATGGCCGCCCTCGATCCGTCGAAGCCCTCGGCCTCGTGGCCCCGCTCGATGAACTGCGCGACGAGGCCGCCAGCGCCGCAGCCTACATCGAGGTACGACTGCCGCTCGTTCGACCCAACGACGCTCAGGATGCAGTCGCCAAGGCGCCGGTACGCGTCCTGCGCTTCGGGGTGCGTGTTGTCCGCGTAAAACGCGGCCGTGTAGATGTCGTCGAGCGGGCGGCGATCGGTCGTGGTCGGTTGGGTCATGGATCTTCGTGACGGTACGTCGGGGCGGCGGGTATTCCCCAGTTCGGTCAGGCCGCCTGTGCGGTGAGCCAACGTCGCAACCCCGCCTTGGCGAGCTTCTTGTCGACCTTGGCCGCAGCGACGAGCGCCAGCGCGTGCTGGGTGCCGTCCATGAGCTTCTTCTTCGAGGGTTTGTCCGCCGACGGACGCAGATCGTCCTCGGACGAAGAGACCTTGCCCGTCGACTGCGCGAGGCGCGCTTCGACCTGCACCGGGTCAACGTCGTGCAGGCTCATGCCGCGGATGCCGAAGGCGCGCGCGAAGCGCTCGACCTCGTCGAGCGCGAAGCCGGCTTGGCGAAGCTCGTTCAGCGCCGTCGCGAACGCCTGGAAGGTCCGAGCCTTCTGCTCGAGGTCTTCTTGCGGCCGCACGTCCCACGTCACCCTGGGGGCGTAGCGCGCGTCGCCGAAGTTGAGCGCCGCGAAGGGCCGCAGCACCTGCGTGTACAGCGTCCGTGCGAGCGCGCGGGCGTCGGCCTCCAGGATCACTTGCCGCACGTCGGCGTGCACGCGCGCGGCGGCGAGGGATCCTTCCTTGACCTCGCTCGTGAGGTTCTGGCCGAGCAAGGCGAGCGTGATCTCGTCGTTGCACTGCCGAATGAGCTCGAGGAACGCCTGCCAAGCGCGGTCCTTGGGCTCGAGGTAGCGCAGGTCGTACTTGCCGTACTTGGTCGTGTCGACCGAGCCGGGCAGCTGCAGGACGCTCTCTTGCCCGAGCTGCGACAGCGCGCCCTGGTACGAACTGATGTCGTCCGGATCGGCGCCGAAAGGCGTGTCTGCCATGAGGATCGGAAAACCGTGCCGCTCGCAATATCTGGCGCAGTCGCGCAGAGAGTAGTTGCGGGCGAGCCACCATTGCGCGACGGCTCGGAGCGCCCCTCGCATCCAACCACGGTACTGCCCGTAGGGCGCGTGCAGCACCCAGTGCCCGTCGCCAGGCGACACGATGTAGCTGCCGTCCATCGTCACGACGACGTGGGCGAACCGTGTCCAGTGGTACCAGGAGTACCGCGCGTTGAAGCTCTTGAGGTACGGCTTCCAGACCTTCTTGGCCGTGTCCCAGAGGATCTGCGAGTAGCTGAAGCCGAGCGAGTGCGCGGTCTCGAGGAGATCGAGGAGCGCCGGCTCGGCGTGCATCTGCGGCCAGTGGTTCGCCCACGACCGCATGCACTTCTTCGCCGTCTCGTCGTCGCGAAGCTTCTTGGGGATCTGAAACTGGACGGGCCGACCGAGGAGGCCTCCGGATCGCTGCCGCATCGCGCTCTGCACGCGCGAGTCGGCGGCGACGGCGTCTTGCAGTTGCGCCGGACGGTCGAAGTTGCCGACGACGAGATCGGTCAGCGCGGCGCGGACATCGGAGACCTGCCAGCCGACCTGAACGATCGCGTTGGGGATCTCGCGCGTGTAGATCCGCGCGCGATCGCGCAGGCGTCCCTTGTCCTGCGTCGGATCGCGGCCGATGCCGCCGCCGGCGCCCTCTTCGTCGCTTGGCCGAAGGTCACGGCCGAACGAGTCGACGAGCCCGGACGTTCCTGCGGTGGGGACCCCGAGCGGGAAGTTCGCCATGCATCAGCGAGGCAGGTTATTCGGCGTTCGTGAACACCGCGTCTTGCGCGGCGCGGCCGATGACCTTGCGGGTGCCGTTCTTGACGATCTTGCCCGTCTTCGGGTCGCGCTCGTCGGGCACAGCGTCGCGGGCGGAGATGCCAGGCAGGTGGCCGTACGCGTAGTAGATGTGCACCTCCCCCGCCGTCTCCAGCCGCGCCGGATCGCCGTGCGCGTCGATGAGATCGTCCTCGCTCTCCCACGCACGGTGCCGGCACGCGAGGTGGCTGCAATGCCACGTGAGGCCCTGTGCGTCCTGGTGGCGATCGAGCCGCTTGCTCGTCATGATCGTGAGGTCGCCCGACGCTCGGTAGTGGGGGACGTCGACCTCCGCCTTGTACGGGAAGAGACCGAGGCGCTTGGAGCGGGCTTGGACGTTGCTGGAGCCACTCAAGAACGACATGCAGGGGAGCCTTTCCGCGCTGGAGTCAGAGGAGGAACACGCCGCTGCACGTCGTCGACGACGCGATGGCGCAGGAGATCGAGAACGGGTAGACGACCCCGGCGAGCAGGTTAGCGAACGGGATCGACCCGGCGCCGGTGAGGGTGTTGGCGCCCGCCGTCTCGGCGAGAATGCACTGGAGCGTGCCGGCCGCGGAGCAGTAGAACCCGCGCGAGGCCTTGGGCAGCTGCTGGACCGTACCGCTCAGCGTGTTCGCGAACGACATGACCGTCGCGTCCTTGGCGGACTCGGTCGAGGGACGCAGGCGTCCACGGCGATCGAAGGCGGCATCGAGTGCGCCAATGGGAGCGGCGCTGTTCGGCTGGTCGTTCGGAAGCGGCGGTTGCGCCGTCGACGTGTTGGGGCCTTCCCCGGAGTAGACGCCGGAGATCCGGGCGATGGTCACGGCGAGGCCTCGCTCGTGACGCCCGGAACCTGGAGGTCAACGGTGCCGCTCGTGGGTGCGGGAGCGGCGCTGCGTTCGAACATCGATCGCGGCAAAAACTCCGGCTGGCCCGAGCTGAGGACGTGCATCACGCTCGTCGGCTCGACGCGGAAGCCCAGGCACCTGCCGCACTGGCAGGCCACGGTGCGGCAGCCGAGCGCCTGCATGATGAGCGAAGGCATGCCCGTCGCGCGCACGAAGGTCGCGACGGTTTGCTGCAGCGCCTGCATGGCCGCTTCTTGCGCGGCGCGTGCGGCGTCGCCGAAGCTCGAGAGATTCACGCGTCGCCTCCGTGGGCGTTGATGCGGTTGACCGCTTCGGCGAAGGCCTCGGCCTCGGCGAACGTCAGCGAGACCTTGCCGCCGCACGCCTCGCAGAGGAACGCGGGGCCGACGACGCCGCACGGATGCGGGCGGGGCGTTTGGCGGGGCAGGCAGACGTGGGTGAGGATCATCGCAGGGTCTCAAAATCGCAAATCGACATGGGATCCGTGTCGCGAATCTTGTCCGACTCGTCGATGACGGTGATTTTGCCGACGGGGCGATCCATGCGGCCGTAGAAGACGAAGCCGTGGATCCTCCGGGTGCCGCGGGCGCTTCCCGACAAGGAGCCGGTCATGCGCGCTGAGCTCGCGAAGTCGAAGTGATACGTCGCCTGGTCCAGGCCGAGCGCGCGACAGAGCGTCGCGTGCTCGATGTCCTTCACCGCGACGTGCACCGTGCGCCCCTGCATCATCGTCCCCGGTGCGCCGTCGAAGCGCAGCGGGATGAGTCCGGAGAACGACTGCGACGTGCGAACGTGATCGGGAAGTCTCAGGAGTACATCCGAAACAGCGGGAAGTCGCGCCGTGGGTAGAGCAATTCGGCCAGGCTCGCGCGGTCGGCGTCGGCGCAAGGCGGCCGGCCGGGGATGCTGGCGCAGCCGGAGTTGGTGACGACAAACCACACGCCGTTGCGCATCTGGTGGTTGCCGCAGGTGCAGACCGTCATGGGCGACGCGGCCTCATGACGACGCAGCGCCGCAGTGGCGTCGGCTCGGGCGAGCCGTTGGCGTAGCGGGTGCGGCCGCAGGTCGTGCAGTGGCCATCGCCGAGGACCACACCCGCAGCGAGCGGCACGTAGTCGGGACGCTGGCAGGTAGGACAGCGAGCGGTCTTGGCCGGCGCGACCGGGGCGGTGCGCATCACAGGGGCCGGTCTCCGATGCGTCAGCGCCTCGGCCTCGGCGTCGCGCCCATGGTAGCGGGCGCGCACGATCTGGCTCTCGAGGTCGTTTCGGCCGGCAGGCTCGCGCTCGACCTGGGCGCCGAGTTCGCGGCGCAAGAAGGTGACGATCGCGGTTACGATGGCGTCCTCGCATCCCTCGCCAGTGCTCGACACGCTGCGCGCGCGGCCGCGGAACGTGAACGTCGCCCGGCTAACGGGACCGTCCGCGGTGAGCGTGTGGCGGATCGTCAGGTCGGGCAGGTGCTCCCGCGCGTAGGCGAGTTGCACCGGACGTGCGACGCGCCACAGCGCCGGGGCTAGAGGTTCCATTGCGTGAAGGGGCCTTTGCCTCGGGGCGGTGTGGGGGAGCCGGGAGGGGCGGGGTCGAAGGCGGAGGGGAAGGCGCGAGGCGGTTCGGCGCCGGCGCCGGCGGAAAGCAGGTCGTAGGCGGCGGCGCTCGCGTCGACCTGGTCGTCGTGCGGGTCGTCGGCCCCCGTGAAGGAGGCCATCTCGCTCACGTACGAGTTGAGCCACGGCGACTCGTGCGGGACAAACACGCGGCCGCTGTTCCACGCCGCGGCGAGAGGCTGGGCCCTGACGAACTTGTCGGCCCGCGCCAACTGGCCGGTGGCGGGAAGACCCGACTCGTTGGCGAGCAGGTCGATCGCGCCGAGCTCGGTCGTCGACCCGTACATCATCATGCGGGCGCCCGGGTAGCGCGCCTTGAGTTGCTTCAGCTCGGCCGCGAACCGCGGCGCCTCGCACTGCATCCGTCGCACGTCGAGCACGAAGTAACGCCCGTCTGACTCGGCGAGCACAACGGCGCAGGAGTAGTCCGCGCGCGTCTTGACCGTGTAGGCCATGTCGAAGCCGATCCCGATGCGGTACGTGTCGGGGGCGTGATCGTAGAAGTGGACGTCATGGAAGACGGCGCCACCAGGTGGGCGCGGGCGGCCCTGGTAGAGGGACAGCCAGTCGTAGCCGTTCTCGCCGCCCTGCAGCGCGCGCTGGCGGTGCAGAAAGTCGAGGGGGCGGCGTGCAGGCCAGAGGGCGTCGCCGACCGATCGCCCGAGGCCTTCGCGGTCTGCGATGGCAGGAAGGTTGACGACTTCGAAGGCGATGCCTAGTTCGCGCAGGCGCTCGGCGTAGCGCCCTCCGGACAGGCGACCGATGAGGTCGTCTTCGTGCCAGCGGGTGTGGACCACGAAGACGGAAGCGGACGGGTGCAGGCGGGTAAACGCCGTGGAGGTGCACCAGTCGAAGACGTTGTCGCGCATGACGAGGCTCTCGGCCTCTGCGCGGTTCTTGTGCGGGTCGTCGATGACGAGGCGCTGGACCCCGTGGCCGGTGAGCGGGCCGCCGATGCCCGTTGCGATCATTCCCCCACCGGCAACTGTTCGCCATTCGTGCGCGCTGGCGCTGTCGTCGCGCAATGCGATCCCGGACTTCAGGACGTACCCGCGTCCGATCTTGCTCTTGGACTCGGCGAAGCGCGCGGCGTACGAGGCGTACGCGAACGTGATGTGCGGGTCGCGCAGAAGCGTCCAGGCGACGCCGTGCATGATCGTCTCGGTCTTGCCGTGCTGCGGGGGGACAGAGACGAGCGCGAACACCGGATCGTGCATCGCCCGCTCGAACAGGCGGGTGATGGGCGCGAGATGCTCGGGTCGCTCCCAACTCGGGGAGACGCGCGGAACGAAATCGAGGAGCGGGAGGCTAGCGATCGTGCGCCGGCGGCGCTCCAACTCGGAGCGCGCCTGCAAGGATAGACGTGTCGCCCGAGGCGAGTTGGCGAAGTTGGTCGTCCGAGAGCGAGGAGACATCAATCGATGGGGCATCGGCGCTATCGTCGAGGCCCGACGACTTGAGCTTGCGATCGAGGACGCTCAGTTCGAGTCGCTTCAGGTCGACCCAGCCCGCTTCGATCTGCGCCGCTTCGTCATCGGGCCAGCGGGTTTCAAGGGCGCGCGCCTTGCGGTGCACCTGCAGTCGCAGCCGCTCGAGCCGGTCGATGTCCGACAGAACCGTCTTGCCGAGCTTCTCCCGGACGACGGCTTGCGTGAGCGACTTGCGCTCGGCCCGCAGGCGCTCGAGCAGACGCGAGACCGAACGGTAGCTGGTCTCGACGCCATGCGCGGCCTTGAGCCAGTCGGCGATCTCGTAGCAGGTACTGCCGGAGACGGCGCGCTCGAGGACCGCGGGCTCGAGGATCTCTGGGATCGACGACGACCGCGCTGGGCCGCCGCTCATCGAACGCGTCCCCGCGACAGGTCCTGGCCGGTGTAGTACTTGCGGCGGATCTCGATGGGGACCGAGGCGTGACCGAGCTTGACGGCCAGGTGCATGAGCGAGTCGGCGCCCCAGATGCGCTCGACGTCCTCGATCGTTTCGACCATCACGTGGGGCTCGGCGCAGCGCGCGGGACACGTGCACGGCGTGTCGCGCATCGCTGTGGTTCCTCTCACGCCCTATAGGGGGGGGTAGCGGTGGGCCACCGGTGTGCCTCGGAGCGTCCGATCGCGACCTACGTGTATGGAATTGCGCGTGAAACCGGCCGGTCGATTTTCTCGGCGGGTGGTCACGTGGAGGCCTCGCGCCGGGCTAGATCGACGTCGTGGTCAACCATCATCGCGACCAGATCCTGGAAGCTCACGGTCGGCCGCCATCCGAAATCGTGCGCGGCCTTGCTCGCGTCGCCCTGTAGGTAGTTCACTTCGGCGGGCCGAAGCATCGAGTCGTCGAAGTCGACGAACCTCGCGCTGTCGAGCCCCACGCGCGCGAAGGCGAGGTCGACAAACTCACGCACCGAGTACGCCTCGCCCGTCGCGATCACGTAGTCGTCCGGTACGTCGAGCTGCAGCATTCGCCACATCGCTTCGACGTAGTCGCCGGCAAAGCCCCAGTCGCGCATGGACTTGAGGTTGCCGAGCCGAAGCCGCTCCTGCGTGCCGGCAACGATGCGGCCCACGGCGCGGGTGATCTTGCGGCTGACGAACTGCTCGCCGCGCCGCGGGCTCTCGTGGTTGAACAAGATCCCGTTGACCGCGCGCAGGCCGTATGCCTCGCGGTATAGCCGGGTCGCGTCGAAGGCGTAGCTCTTCGCTGCGGCGTAGGGCGATCGCGGGTGAAACGGCGTACGCTCGCTGAGCGGCTCCGATCGCAGCCCCCCAAACAGCTCGGACGACGAGGCCTGGTAGAAGCCCACGTCCGGCCCGCACACGATCCGCGTTGCCTCGAGCAGGCGCGCGGTCCCGACGCCCGTGACGTCCGCGGTGTGCTCCGGCTCGTCGAACGACTGCCGCACGTCGCTCTGCGCCGCCAGGTTGTAGACCTCGGCGGGCTGAACGGCGCGCACGGCGGCGAGAATCGAGGACGTGTCCGTCATGTCGCCACGGTGCAGGTGCGCGCGCCCCAGCAGGTGGCCGATGCGCGACGTATTCTCGGACGACGTGCGCCGGACGAGCCCGTGCACCTCGTAGCCTTTCGCGAGCAGAAGCTCGGCGAGGTAGCTGCCGTCCTGGCCCGTGATGCCGGTGATGAGGGCGCGTTTGATCACGTCGTGCTCGCGCGCTCGGTCACCGTGGGCGTGGTCTCGACGACGCGGTAGGTCACGGGGTTCGGCGCGCCGCTGCACACGTTGTGCAGCACGAGGTGCAAAGACTTGGTGCGGGTGGGGGCGAGGGTGAAGGCATACAGGATGGTCCGCAGGCATCCGCACCCAGGGACCGGGGCCGGGCGCTCTCCGCGCTGCCACGCCGCGAGCTGGACCTCATCGAGCAGGTGGGCATCGATCGGCTTGGCGGACGACACGGCCAGCGTGAATAAGCGCGACGTCGATCGGGCGCCGCGCGGGAGGGCGTCCGGTTCGACGTCGAGCGCAGTCGCCTCGTATCCGTGCGGCGCGAGCGTAACTTCGCTCGGACCCAGGGCGTAACCGGTCATTGCTTCGTCTCCTCGTCGAGAAGCAGCGCACGCGCTCATGCGCCCGTCGCTTGTGCCCCATCCTACCCCGCCCCGTCCGGTGGCGCCGCACCATTGCCGCGGCGTTCGGCCCGCTCCCGAACTCGCCGTGCCCGCCGGCTCTCGCGCAGGACGGGCATGATCGGCGGCGGGGGCGTGTTGGCCGATAGGACCCTCGTGGGCGGCTGGTAGGTCCCCTGCGCCTTCTGCTGGCGCAAATGCTCTAGGACCTGCGCCAGCCCCTCGGTGTGCCCCGCGTGCTCGACGAGGATGTCGACGGCGAGCTCGCACTTGTACCCGAGCGCCTTGGCCCGCTCGACGAAGGCGAAGTCTTCGCCGACGTACTCGGGGTTGCCGTCCATGATCACGTGGTAGCCATGGAAGATGTTCGCGTACGGCGCGCGGGGCGCGTCGCCCACGGGGGCGCTGTAAAGCAACTCGGGGTGCGCGGCGACCATGCGCTCGAGGACCTGGCGCTTGACCAGCATCGCCGCGCAGCCCGCAGCCCCGACCTCGGCCAGGCGCAAGCCGTTCTTGGCCGTCGCGATCGGCAGCTTCAGCAGGTCTGGGTCGAGCGGGCGGAAGGCCCAGACGCCTTTCTTCGTGAGGACCGGTGCCGCCAGGATGTCGCGGTCGGCCAGGACCATCGCCATGATGTTTGCCGGCTCGATCGCGATGTCGGCGTCGAGCATGAGCAGGTGCGTGCCGACGGATTTCGCCAGGAATTGCCCTACCACCTCGGAGCGTGCGAGCTCGACGACCGCGATCCCGTTGACGCACCCGAACTGCACGTTGATGCCGAACTTCGCGGCCTCGCCGAGCAGCCCCAGGATCGTCAAGACCGTGCGGACAGAGATATCCCGGTACGCCGGGATGCCGATGTCGATCTGCGTGCCGGGCGGCACCGCGGCGGCGCGCTGTCCCGCGATCGGCCCCGCCTTGGCTAGCCCCGGACCGGGAGCAGGCTCGGCGGGAAAGCCCGCCGACGGGTAGCCCAGCGTCGATCCCCAGTGCTGCTTGGCGTAGATCTTGTGATCGCCCAGCGCCTCGACGCCCGAGAAGTGCCGCGGAATAAACGTGCGCGCCGGATAGACGTGCAGCGTCTCGTCGGCCATCTCCGTGAGCAGCTTCGGGCCGACCGACTCCCACGCCATGCCGACGAGTGGGCGATCGTGGACGGCCTGCACGATCTTGTGCATCAGCGGACTGCCTGGGATCGCGCCGACGTAGCCCGCGGCGATCAGGCCGGGTCGACACGTCTCGTTCTCCCAGCACGCGAAGTTGTCGTGCTCGAGGAACGAGTCGTCGAGCGGCGCCACGCACTCGCTGTCGGCGTCGACGAGGATCCCGCCGTACTTCAGCAGGATCTCCCAGCGCATGATGTCGGCCTTGCCGTTCCACTCGCGCATCTGCTCGATGCGCTCGCGGTTGTGCCAGTCGACGCGCGCCAGGTCCTCGTTCGTCCAGAGGCGATAGCCCCAGCCCTCGGGGAGCTTGTCGCGCCACGTGGCCATCCACGCGGCGGGAGGCGGGAGCGGGCCGATCCAGATTTGGTGGATCAGACGCGGGATGCGCGGGCGGGGCGGAGGGACGTACGGGGCGCCGTCGGCTTGGTTCGTCACGCCCCCTTAGGGGGGGGGGCGGTGGGCGTGGAGTGGGCTAGGTAAACAACCCCGCCCTTTAGGGCGGGGTTGTTTACGCCGCCTTTCCGATCCCCGCCACCTCGCAGAGCATCTTGAGCCCCACGTTCTCGGGGAACCACGCGCTCCGCTGCGCAAGGAGCGCCTTGGCTTCGGGCGGCAGCGAGGCGACCGCGAGTGCCGCTCGCATGGTGCTGCCTGCCTCGTGCGCCCTCCGGGGGTGCAGGAGCCTCAGGATCTCCCGCATCGCCCCAGGAAACTCTGGCCGCCCCGACGACTGCCCCTCGTGCACCCGGTAGCGAAGCAGACGCTCAGGCACGTGACGCACTGTCGGATGCTTGTCCGCGCACCGGATCCAGAAGTCCCAGTCCTCGTGGCTCGCCGCCGGATCGTAGCCACCTACCGCGTCGTAGAGCTTGCGCGTGTACAGCGACGCGTACGTGAATGGGTTCGACAGGTGCACCGTCTCGGGGTCGTAGGGCGGCAGATCCCAGTGGCCGTCGCGCGCGCCGAACTCCTGCATCTGCGTCGAGACGATGCCCAATTCGGCGTCGCCCATCTTCGCGACGGTCAGTTCGAGGAAGTCGTCCTCGAGCACGTCGTCGGCGTCCAGGGGGAGGATCAGATCTTCGGGCGTCGCGGCCCGGTGGTTTCCGTTCGACGCGATGAGGTAGCCGAAACCGGCTTCCTCCCACCAGGGCTCGCCTCGCGAGATACGATTGCGCGCGTCCGCAAGGCCTCTTGGCTCGGTGCGGATGGCGACCATCGGCACGTGCGGCGCGCATCCATCGGCGACGCACGCGCTCTCGTCATCCGAGCAGTTCACCCACAGCCGCCAGTACGGGTAGGTCTGCCGCCTCACGCTCGCCAGCGCGTCGGGGAGGTACCGCGCCTGGCGGTAGCAGGGAACGATCACGTCGACGACTCTCACTCGTCCCCCGCGTCCAGGTCGACGCCGCCTCGTAGCCGCCCCAGAGGTCCGCCAGCGCTGCTCGTCACTACGCGCACCGGGGCCGGTTCGCCGATGTCGACCGCCATCGCCGCAAGGCCCGCGAGCTCCGCGCGCAACGCCGTGACCGCAAAACGGCAAGCCCCCGCCTCGCTCCGCAGGCGGGGGTCCACTCGCCCTGCAGCGTCTGCGGCGACTCGACGCGCCGCACGAAGGCTTTCAGCCTCAGGGTTTCTTCGTTTCTTCGTCATCGAGTATCACGCCGCCCTCGATTCCAGCTTCTCCAGCCGCTTTCGCAACATCTTCAACTCCCGCCAGATCGTGTGCACGCTTCGCTGAAACCGCGTCTCCCCCACCGGCTCGTCGGGCGCGTCGATCACCAACGTGAGCCGCCCTCGGCCGTCAACCTCGATATGCTCGGGGAAGTCCTCTTGGAGCTTGCGCAGATCGCGCGCCCCCATGTTTTTGGTCTTGCCGAGCAGCTTCGCGAGCTCGGCCCCGGTCAGGCGCACGCGGCGGCTCATCGCTGCTCCCACCGCTTGGCGAGGTACGCGCTGCACGCCGCGGCAAGCTTTATTTCGTACGCCTTAGACGCGCGGCCCACGGGCTTGCTCCCCAAGCCGTACTCGCCCCGCAAGATCTGCCGCTGCTCGCTCGTCAGAAACGCGAGCGCTCGCACGACCGCGGGCGACGGCGGTCGCGGCAGGTGCGGCACGAAGTCGTACGCCGCCGGCACGTCCTTGCACTTCCACCCGCCGCGCCCCAGTCGCTCGAGCTCTTCGTCATCGCGCTGCCAGCGATCGGGCTGCGCCAGCGACGGCCCCCGTGGCAGCTTCGTGTGCGACAGCGCCACCCAGCCAGGCACCGCTTCATCCCGCGTCAGGTTGCCGATCCGTAGGAGATCGTGGATCGCGTCCTCCGCTTCGCGCAGCGTGACCTCACCCTCAGCCGCCATCATTGCCGCCAGCCGATCGCGCTCGGCGTGCCCGGCCAGGCCCTCCACCGCCCGCAAGACCACGCGCCGGGCGTCCCTGGGCGCGCTGCGCATCAACTTCGCCTCGATCGCCCCGTGCAGACTCCTGACCCCCAACGCCGCCTCGTAGCCGCCCCAGAGGTACGCCAGCTCCGCCCGCTCTTCGGGCGACAGCCGATCGCTGGTCACCCGCCTCACCCCCGTCCGGGACTCCTCGCCCCGGCGCCCCTCGAAAGAGGCCGTCTTCTGCCCAAACTTCGGCGCCAT